TTTACTATGCCACTACACTCCGGTAAAGATAGTACGTTCAAGAAATGTATATTACCATGTCCTAATTACATCTCGATGCAGTGATAACAGCACTCAAACAATATCTACCTATACAATATAAATACTCCATGACCAAGAAACGTATGAAGATATGGAACTTCACAAGTTTGCTCTTCATGGAGTATGGCTATCAGAGGGGCCAGTAACCGCAACCTTTAAGTATATCAATCTATATTCAGGAGCAATGCATTATCTATGATGATCTGCTCCCATTCTTCGAATGCCCGGTCGCGGACGCCCTGGGGAACGCTGTTAGTTTTGAAATCGACGACCGTCCGCCATTTTCCGTCCGGACGGTACATGCGCAGAGCTTTACTTCCCCCTTCCCTGCGCACCTCAACGTTATGCTTGTCAGCAAACTCTTGTAATGCTCGTAGCGTCCCATGCTTTACTGTGTAGTATCGCTTTTTCAAGTTTTCTCTCCAGCCTGTGCTAAGGCTTCAACTTCCAAATCGTAAGACTCAAACTCATAGTCCTGGTCATCAACCTCTTCAGACACTGGCAGTAAATGCCAGGCTGAGTATATCTGGCCATTATCGAAACGCTCCTGGCTGTAGAGCGTCGCGGCTATGAGTGTCAGCGCCGGGCGGTCATAACGGTAAATTTTGCGAACGTCACGGTCAACGAGACGACCGAAATTACCATAACCGCGCTCCAGTAATAATTTTTTAATTTCCGGCCAGTATGGGCCATAGCTGCGGTACAGGCGGGGATTTTTCAGTAATCGCCCGCGTAGCCCAGACAGGAAAAAATCAACGTATTCGTCTTCTGTCTTTCCTAACAACGCCGTACGCAGTACCGCCTCAAGATATGTTTTATTCGGTTTTATTGTATCAGATAGTGTGGCCATATTATGCGACGCCCGGCGAACCGGGCGCTCCTGTTATGCGTATTGTTGGATGACGGCCATAACGTCCGCCACGTTGTGTTTTGTCTCAATAATCCACCAGTTGCCCGGGAAATCGCTGTTCTTCGCCTTCGCTGGCAGCCAGCGAGCGCCGAATTTCGCCTTGATTGCGTCTTTAGCGCGGAAAAGAACGCCTTTCATGCCGGAGGCTTCCTGAAGCCCAAATACCTCGCCAGCGGCGAATTTTGGTGCGTACATCATCTTCAGGTCGGCGGTGGATACGCGATAATTCAGACCAAGAGACTGAGCTATGCTGGTGGCATCACCTTGTATTGATGATAACTCTTCTTGTTTCTCGTTTCTGGCGGCAATTTCTTCCTCCGTGATGTTGCCAAGGGCCAGGTTTATCCGATCAGCGTCTGCCTGTTTCTCTTCATCGGTGCGACCGGCAAGTGCCGTGTTAATTCTCTGCAATATCTCCGCATGATTCTTGCGCATGCTGAGCAATTCCGGCGTAACCTCGTTAAGGTCCACCAGCCCAAGGATGGCAAGGTCAGAAAACATTGATACCAGGTTGTAGGTCATGCGATAGCTGAGTTGGCCATAGGCTGATGGCAACTGCACCGAATCCATTTTATAGGCATCCATAAATTTAGAGCCTTCGTTTACGACATCCGCAATTGCAGGTGTGATTTTCCCTGTGGTGATGGCCTCCCTGATTGCTGTTACCCACGATTGAGTCAGCGCGGCGACTGCATGATTCAGATTGGTTTTCCGTTCTGCTGCAATGCGCGCGCTTGCTGCGTCCATTGCCTGCTTGATCTCGTCTTTATTGCTGTAAATGCCAATGGTGCCAAACTGTGCTGTGGTGATCTCAAAATCTGACGCCCGGAACTCATTGGTACCGAAAATGGCATTGGTGACCTCAAGTTCAGAATCCCCGTTACGGGTAGCCCCCTGGCTTGTTTTCTCCGGCATTCTGGCGATCGCATCCGCTATTTTCTCCTGAATTGCTTCAGGGGATAGCGTATCTCCGTATGACGCGATTACATCGCCATAATTGGAGCCAAACAGTTCAGTCAGGAATACTTCTGCCAAACGGACCTGGCGGTTATTCCCTTCCGACATCATACCAAGCACCCATTTAGCAATTGACGACTTCAGGGCGCCGTCACGGCGATCCGGATAAACCGCATGCTTCAGCGGGTCCGTATAGGTACCAACAAAATCAATGCTGTAGCCTGACTCTGTAGTCTGAACGCCGTATGAGTCAGTGATTTTGATCATGCCGCGCTGCTGGAAACGGTAGAAATCGTCACAGGAAATGATGTCGTTAATCCCGGCGATGGAGACGCCACCACTGATTTTCTGCATAACAGCATCTTCATCGGGAGTTACATCAACCTGTTTATCCAGCGTCTTCACATCCCAGTTACCCGATTTTGTGCCTTTGAAGGTAAAGATGATCTCCACGTCTGCGCGCTGGCTGTCGAAGTCCAGAGACTTAATGCGGACGATATCACCGGCACAATCGTAGTATTGGCCTACACGCCATGAGCGATCGCCGATAACAAGGAACTCACTCGCATGGTTAACCAGGTCAGGATCAACATCCAGAATGCCTTTATTTATTGCATCCTCCACCAGCGGGCGCAGGCGTTTGATATCCGTCGCGGCCTTCTGAGTACGGTTCAATAATTTCTCATAGCGGGAGATGGCTTGAGAGATATTAGCCTTGCGCTGAATGGCGCTTTTCAACGACGCGCGATACTGTGCTAACAACGTACGGTCTGTGTGATGGACGCTCCCCCAGCGGGCCTTCCAGTCTGCGTTATCAGCTGCTTTGGCCATTGCCGCCTGTTTGAATTTAGCTACCTCGGCGGTGGTCTTTTCAAGTTCCGCTTTGTTTCGCTCTAATTCAGCGGTAAGTACCCCCCACATCCTCGCCAGCTGCGTGCTGCGCCTTGATGTAGTTCTGAAGGTCGATAGTAGCCTGTTCTTTCTGGCGAGCGCGTTGCGCTGCTTTCGCCTTATCCATTTGAACCTGCATCATAGCCAAACGTTCGCCGTCATCCTTAGCGGTATACATCTGCATTTCGATCATGTCGTTGGCGTCGGCGTTCTCCATTTCTGACTTATCTGAACGGAGAATATCGGATATCCAACCAGCTTTACGTTTCAGTGTCTTCAGGCGGTATTCATCGAAAGAACCCTTGCCGCAGTAGTAGTGAACGCGAACGCTTGCACGGTTGGAGCCAACACGGGCGCCGCGACCGTTACGCTGTGCAATACTGGCTGGAGTCCACGGCAACGTCAGGTGGTGGATATCCGTCGTTCCTCGATGCAGGTTGATACCCACCTCTGCCTTTTTGTTGCAGATGATGATCGGGGTCCGGCCCTCCTGGAAGTCGGCAGCAATCTTTTCCAGCCCGCCCAGCGACATTTCATTTTGCTGCGCGATATAGGCGTCATACAGAGCCATTTGCTCGTTGTATTTCGCTATCTGTGCATCTGTTGGTTCATCCGGTAGCTCTTTCGGAGGTTTAACCGCTTTCAGTTTCTTACCGGTTTTACCTGCCTCTGCAACCGTCTGAGCATTCAGGATCCCCACCTTTGAAGGTTCAAGGTTAAGAGCATTGCAGATAATGCGCTTGAGCTTCTGGTGCTGCGTTTTTTCATCGGTGAAGATGATTTGCTTACCTTCCGGGAAAAACTCCTTCAGCGTGGCAATCAGCTTCGCGTATTTGGGCGTAACGGGGTGAGTTACGGTCTGTTCGTCAATGCCAAACCTGGCCAGGCGCTTATTCACTTCCTGCTCGAACGCTTCCGGAACCTGCAACTGAATAAACTCGCCCTTATCTATCAGGGAGTATTGCGATTGTTGCGTGATTGAATCATCACTGTCGTCGTCTTCGCTGGTGGCTTGTTTAGGCAAACTGTCCGCCAGCTGCTGCACCGCATCGGCGTACTCCGGCAGGAAACGATAGGTGATCCGGCGATAGTACAGGTCCATGTCAGTACATACGCGGTCCATATCCCTGATTATTGAGAAGATCGGACGGGCTTTCTCGTGCTCAATCACGCCGTCTTCATTGACCGAGGTCGTTACGCCATTGTTGGCTTTGGCCGCCGCTTCCACCTGCTGACGCAATTCTTCATACGCCGCCAGTTGTTCTTCAGTAAGTGGTGCATCCTGCTGGTGCTCGTCCAGCTCCGGGATCTCCACGGTATCCTTAACGTCTTCCGCCGTTTTAAGCGTTGTCCACCGATGGAATATACCGCGCAGCGCATCAAGGTTTTCAAAGCCCACCAGCGCCATTTTTTCTTCAACTTCACCGCTTATTTTCTGTACCGCTTCCAGCCTGGTCTTGCCGAAGAATTTAACGAAGTCATCAGGACCGTAGATCCCCATCTTCTGCCAGTATTCCTTCGGCAGAACATGAAAAAGCATGTTGTATGCATCGATCGGGGTGTTAACGACTGGCGTTGCAGTCAGGAGAACCGGTCCGCGCCCGCCATTCTTTTTCATCAGGTACGCGTTTTTGATTGCCATATCTCTCGCCGATTGCGCTACCGCGCTGGTGGGCAGATAGGCCAACTGTGACGCTTCGCGACCATTTTTATAGCTATTGCGGTAGTTGTGGCCTTCGTCGGCGATCACGCTGTCGAAGCCCATATCCTCAAAGTACGGATACTTCTCTGCTTTTTCGGTGCCGGTATCTGAATACTCCGACAATATCCGGCGGCGCGCCGCCTCTTTGCGATGGGAATCGGAATCCATTGCGCTGGCTACGCGCCCGGCAGCAACGAAGTCATAAAGCATATCCTGTGCATGCTCATCTACGGTGTCATCGCGTAGCGGAATGCGGGCGTATTGTTCTTTGGTAAACACGACTGCACGGTAATTTGAGTGCAGGATCGCGTTCATCCGCGCCGTGATAGTGGCTTCATCTGCCAGCTTAAGGGCATCGCGCATAAGTGGAGTGCCATCAGCATCAAGTACAGGTTTACCGTTCTCATCGAGCACCGGCGCCTGGCGAATCTGATCGCCGTCCATCAGTACATCCAGACCGACGAACAGGTAGTTACTGAAGGCTTCTTCACTCAGGAACTCTTTTGCTTCGTAATACCAGTTTTCCAGCACTGATTTAGGCACTACATAAGCAGTACGGGTGGAGCGACCGTTCTCATAGTTGAACGCCTCAAGCGCCAGCGCGGTCGTGGTTTTACCTATTCCAGTACCGAATCCCATAATGCCGCGCCCATCTTCGGACAGTCGGCGCACCTCGCTATTCTGGTAATCAAATGGCTGTCGCTTACCGCTTAATCCCTTCAACCCAAGCGGATCGCCAGAATGTTCATACGGGATATTGCTATTGAAAACAGTGTTGTATTTGGCAACCAGCTCATCGTAGCGATCATGCGTCTTGAGCCACTTATTGAACTGCTCCTCAAGCAGAGCCATCTGCTCGCGGTACCCGTTCGCCGTCGTGCTATCTTTGCCACCGATACGCGCACCATTGAGATACTTTTCCAGCTGTGCCGGGAACCCGGTCGCGTTTTCTCCTGATTTACGGTCCCACTCGTAGCGGATCTCGCCTGTTTCTTTATCCTTGCGCTGGACGACACCGTATCGGTGCCCGACGAACAGACCATCACCACCGTGATAGGTGTCAGAAACCATTTCGTCGCCTTCCAGCTGCACTGACTGCACATAGCGCAGATCCGGATAGCCGTTTTCCTGCAAAAATTCCAGAATGACGGAACGGTCGAACCAACGGCTATTGAGCTTAAACCGGATATTCTCTGCTGGCGTCTTGATGCGCTTCTCTTCGATCGCTGCCAGCTGATTAAGGACGTTGTTCTTTACTGGACCGTCGGGGAGTGTGGCAAGGAATTCCTGTTTTGGAGCCACTATCTCGTTAATGTCGCCGCTGGTGGCGCGGGCGAACGGAACAATCCCGCCATACGGTGAAACCGCAATACCAGGGGTGCTGGCCAATAAATTAAGCAACTCTTCATCACTGGCTGGCAGTTCGCCGGTAAACGCAAGGCGGAAATCATCGAGCTGGATTGGATCGCGGGTAAGATCGCTATAGAGATAACGCAGGGTGTCCTGATAGCTGGTGGAGTCATAACTGGCGCTGGAATCATGCGTGACCAGCTTTCCTGTCAGCTCGTCAGAAATAGTGCCATCCAGCTTAATTGCACCACGGAAAGCAAACCAGGCGCGCGCACCGCTTCCCGATAATTTAGCTATCGGACCGCGACCGGGGTTACCAAAACGGTCAATCTCTGCCTGCAAACGGGATACCAGAGAAAGGCGCTGCTGTTCGATTTGTTCAGCACTATGCCCGGCGGCCTTCATATCCTGATATTCAATTAACATCCGGCCAATCATCGCCCCGCGATACAAGCGTTCACGGTATTTTTCAGGCTGGCTGTTAATCCAGTCCACCAGCTGTACCATATCGTCGCTGATTGATGTGGTGTACTTATCGCGGACATTTGCCATCTGGGTAAATGTCATGCCGAGACGGCCTTCAGTGGTAGTCAGGTTACGCTGAAGAGCCTCCCAGCTATCCGCGCCATAACTGGCAACATCAATCTTCAGCTCCTTCCCGGCATCAGCTTCAATCCAGCGACCACCAGCATATTTTTGCCATACGCCATTAATCAGGCGCATTTCCCCTTCATCAACAACGTCTGCGGTCGGTGACGGTTCAGCCATATCAAGCAAAGACCAGTCGATACGGCTTTCGAAACGATGAATCAGCTTCGCTTTAAGAGCCTGGTTATCAATCTGCCCGTCGGCACGAACCTCAATACGCCCCTGGAATCCCTTCTCCTGGGTGCCATGAATAAACCGGCGGCCGTCCTTTTCAAACCACTTGCCAGAAATAAACGTTGGCCAAAGCACATTTGCCGATTCAAGAGTACCTTCATCCACCAGGGGGATTTTCTCAGCCATCTCCGCCGGATGTTTGCGCATCAGCACCACGTCAACGACTGTACTGGTCCCGTTTGCGTCAAAAGTACCGGTAGGCAAGCGGTGAGCGCCAAGAAATTCAGCTTTACGGGATAGGCGCAGGCGTAACCGCTTCATGTTTGAACCTGAAACAATGGACGGCGGCACAATCACACACATGAATCCGCCTGGCTTTATCTTGTCCAGCATGCGGAGCATGAAGTAAGAACCCATGTCCGTTTCTTCTGCGTAAGGCTTATCGATGTTGCGTGTGTTATCACGCCCGCCGAACGGAACGTTACCCACAACATGGTCGAATGAATCGTTAGGCGTGCTTACAGCCAGCTGTTCGAACGGGGAAATCTGTACGCTGTCTTCCGGATGCAACAGCTGGTTTATACGACCGGAAACACTGCTGATCTCAGTCGCAGTCATCACTGTACCAACCGGTTTTGTCTCATTAAAAACACCGGTTCCCGCGGAAGGTTCCAGGGTGTTACCTACGTCCGCGCCATAGAGCTTCATGATCTCCCAGACGCCTTCAGCGATAGGTTTTGGTGTGTAATATTCGGAGACGGACCCGCCAATGCCGCCTTCACCGGTGTACCCAGCCAGGATCTGGCGCTGTTCATCTGTCAGTGTCGTGCCGTCCACCAGCGAATTAAGCAAATCTATCGCCTTCTGATTCGCCTCCCGGCGCAGTCGGTCATAGCTTTTGCCTTCCACCTTTTCCACGCCGTATCTAATCGGCGCTCGATGAGATGTTATTGCCCTAATGTATTTCAATATTTCGCTGACACTTGAACAGCGAAAAACCCCCATAGATAGCTTGTTCATTGGTAATCCTTAACAAGTGACTAGTGTTAAATTCCGTTCAAACACGATGCGAATTATTCTAATTAAGGTGCAATCTTGGCAGACAATAAAATCACGCTATCCTCGGTCAGGAAGGCGCTGGCGGGGGTTTTTAAAGACAACGGAGAACGGGACAACATCCTCCTGTCCGCGCTGGCTGTGCACGGCGGAAGTGGGTATTTGTTTTCTCGCGCAGGGGCACCGGTACAACTGTCCGGCTTCTTAGGCGGCAAACCGGGCGATAGTGGCATGGCTGGCGATGGGCTGGTGGACGGTAGTCGCTTTATCTTTGATGAAGTTCAACTGTCGGAAGACCGCTTGCAACGCTATCCGCTACTCGAAGAGATGGCGGTTTACAGCACGATCGCCACCGCGCTGAACATCCATATTACGCACGCGCTCTCTTTCGATAAGAAGACCGGACAAACCTTCACTATCGTGCCGGTACACAACGGAAACGATAGTGACTATGACGCCGCGCAGACGTTGTGTGACGAGCTGATGAACGACATCGGGCGAACCATCAACAAAGAGGTCGCCGGGTGGGCATTTATCATGTCTGTATTTGGGGTGGCTTATGTCAGGCCATACGCCAAAGAAGGCATAGGGATCACGTCTTTTGAGTGCTCCTATTACACCCTTCCGGGCTTCATCAAAGAGTTCGAGGTCAGCGGCAACCTGGCGGGATTTAGCGGCGATTATCTGAAGGATGCGTCAGGAAAAATGGTTTTCGCCGATCCGTGGACCATTATCCCTATGAAAATCCCCTACTGGCGGCCTAAGTCAAACCTTATGCCTGTGCACACTGGCCATAAGGCTTACAGCCTGCTGGATAATCCGGAAGAGCGCACACCGATTGAAACTCAGAATTACGGGACCAGCTTGCTCGAATATGCCTACGAGCCGTACATGAATCTGCGTTCGGCGATCCGCTCGCTGAAGGCAACGCGTTTTAATGCGTCGAAAATTGACCGAATCATCGGTCTGGCGATGAATAGTCTGGATCCGGTAAAAGCAGCCGATTATTCACGCACCATTACTCAGACGCTTAAACGAGCAGCTGACCTGATGGAAAAGCGCGCACGCGGCGCGAATAACATGCCTACGGTGACCAATACCCTGCTTCCCATTATGGGCGACGGCAAGGGGCAAATGACGATTGATACTCAGACCATCCAGGCTGACATCAACGGCATTGAAGACATTCTCACCTATATGCGCCAGCTGGCGGCAGCTCTTGGCCTCGATTACACCCTCCTGGGGTGGGCAGATCAAATGTCCGGCGGGCTTGGTGAAGGTGGCTTCCTGCGCACGGCAATTCAGGCAGCCATGCGCGCCTCATGGATCCAGCAGGGCGTAGAAGAGTTCATTCAGCGGGCTATCGATATTCATCTTGCTTTCAAGTACGGCAAGGTCTACCCGGAAGGTGATCGCCCGTACAAAATCGAATTCCACTCCGTTAATACCGCTCTGCAACAAGAGCACAACGATAACCGCGACTCGCAGGCGAACTACGCCACCATCGTTACGCAAATCCTCGATGCCGTCAGCAATAACAGCGTCCTCGCCAATTCTGATGCTTTCAAACGTTACCTGTTCAGCGATGTGCTGGAGATTGACGAAAAAATCTCTGAAGCACTGGTGAACGAACTGAAAGCTAAAAGTGAGGACGACGATCACCTGATGGATTCCATCATCAAAACACCGCCACAGGAACTGGCGCAAATCCTTGAATCGGTCTTTAAAGAGGGAAACGATAATGACTGATGTTTTGAAAACGGTCACTGACCGCTTTTGTCTCTATAGCAATGCTCGAAAAGGTCGCCAGAACGGGCGACAGTATGTATTAAGCGCGGTTAAGACCATGCTTGAAAGTAAGGAAACTCAGGAAGGTTTACGCCTTGGTGAGCTTTTCGGCTACTACGGCCACGGTCGCCGACAGCTGACAGGCAAACTGGAGGTACCAGAAACCAGCGTGATCATGGTGGAAGGTCGCCCGGTCGTTATCGACAATGTTCCAGCTTGCCGCACAGTGGCTATATCCGTTGACGACAACGGCATCGTTACCCATACACAGGAAATTCTTAACACAGAGCCGGGTAAAATTGTCGCCGCGATGATCGAAAGCCGTGCTGGTGGCTGGAGCTGGGCCACTGGCGGGCGCGAGTCCGGGAAAATCGCTGTAACCACCAGCTTCCATGGTGTGGATTATGTGACAACGCCGAACTATATCAGTCTGGATCATCCGGCCAGCGCCGGAATGTTTGAAAGCGCGGATTCTAAATCTCTACTGGCAGAGTCCCTGGCGGCGCATGGATACTCTGACGAGTCAGTGCAGGCCGTTATATCCCATTACAGTAAAATGGCTGAACTGGAAATGATGGTGGAGGCGACAGAGCGTACGGCAGAGCTGGAAACCGCACTACTAGAAAGCCAAGGTCGCCACCTTGAAGCAATGGCCAAGATCGCAGATGCTGAAGCGCGAATCGCTTTGCTGGAGAAAACAGCGGGTATCCGCGACGATGTGCTGGCAGCGATGCAAGACGAACTGGATAACCTCCCGATCTTCGTCTCCGCCGCCCAAAAAGACGCATTCCGTCTCAAAGAACCTGGTGATGCAAAAATCGTAGCCACACTTTTCGAATCTCTGATCAAAGTTGGCGCTCGCAACTTGCCTGTCACCAAGAAAATTAAGGAAGTTCCGCAAGCGGCTAACGTCCAGGCACCGCGTGAGACAAGCATCATCTCGTTTAATAATTCAATCAATCCGTTTAAATAACCACCAAAAATAACCCCGGCGAGTGCCGGGGTTCTCGTTAACTATTATCGCCTTCGCCTGCGTGCCATATATTTGCGCACCGCGCGGCGTGGGCAATCTGAAGCGGTTTCTTTCTGCTGCATCAATCTCGCGGCCATGCTCAAAAATGTCAGGCACAGCCGAAGCCCCGCATACAATAGCGGTTCCAGTGGCCACGTCTCATTGAGCACATATACCGCCATAAAAATCGAGTCGAAAACTATCGCCGCCAGCGATAACTTCATTGTCGAAAGTCGGCGGAACTGCCGGAGTTTATTCATTGACCAGCCCCGTCAGGCAAAGCTGGCGTTCTTTTTCACGGCGAATCTTTAAACCTCGCAGGGGAACGCCGTTACTGTTCACGAAATCAGGGAGATGGTTACACATATTCACCCATTCCCCTTTCTGCGCCCACTTGTGGATGGACGTTTCGACTCGCATGCCTCGCGCTTTGCTGTAGTAGGTCCGCAAACTGTTACATCCCATATTGAATGCCGCGCTTGTCATTGCGCTGAAGGCATTATCTGGCATGTCTTTGCCCCGGAAGTGCTGGTTAATACAGCGTTCAGCGATCAGGATATTCTTTTCCCAATCAGCGGCGATTTGCTGGTCGGTTTTTCTAACACCCGGCGTTACCCCGTGTGTATTACCGATCCCGTCAGTCCATACCCCCGCCGGGCACATGTATGGATCACGTCGGCAACCTTCAGCGTTACCAATCAGCTCCAGCCCCGCCTGGTTGGTTCGCACATTGCCATTACCCATCACGATGGTAATCATCACCGCGATCGCGCAAATTGCACCGCCTCCTGCGGCTGTTTTCCCCTTCATAAAGACCTCATAAGCGAATTGTTTTACGCCCAAGGACAAACACCCATTCACAGCCAATACCGACTGACTCGATCCCTTTAGAAGGCACAGGATAATGCAAATCACTTGTTAGCTACGTTTCAAAGATATACATTATTGCTCTAATTAATTTGTTTTATTGGGTAAGAAAAGTGGCACAACGCGGTGTAAACAAAGTCATCCTGATTGGTACCCTGGGGCAAGACCCGGAGATCAGGCATATACCAAATGGCGGAGCAGTCGGAAGACTCAGCATCGCAACGAATGAATCATGGCGCGACAAGCAAACGGGCCAACAGAAAGAGCAAACAGAATGGCATAGAGTCGTTTTGTTCGGGAAACTTGCTGAAATTGCGAGTGAGTATTTACGAAAAGGTTCTCAGGTCTACATCGAAGGGAAACTTAAAACCCGTAAGTGGACAGATGACGCCGGTGTAGAACGTTACACGACGGAAATTATCGTCAGCCAGGGCGGAACCATGCAAATGATCGGCGCCCGCCGCGACGATTCACAATCCTCAAATAGCTGGGGGCAATCAAACCAACCTCAAAACCACCAGCAATACAGCGGTGGCGGTAAACCTCCGAGCAACGCCAATAACGAACCTCCAATGGACTTTGAAGACGATATTCCGTTTTAGGAGTTGACTTGTGAGCCATGTGTAAAAAACGACTGAAAGAAAACACCACGGAAGAGGTGGAAAGTGATTAATTTTTACTAGAATAAAAAGGGGCCCCAGAGAGCGCCCTGATAATACGAAATTAAAGGGAAATAAATTACAAGAAGTGTAATTCTTTGCCCTCTGAATATGCAATCATGGTTAGACAAGCAAGATAGGGCGAATTAAAATTAATCAATAGTCACTTTGTTAAGATGCGCAACATCGCTTTAACATTTTATGCTTGTCATGATATTTGCCTGGAAGCCTCATGAATACATATTCTGATAAAATACACAACCTTATAGATATAGCCAAATTAGCTGTGGCCATGAGGGAACATAGCTATTTTTTCGCACTTCGTCGAGGAATAGATGTTAATTTTTGTGCTGATTTAAACGGGAGTGGTACACAAGGGATATTCATAAGAAAAAAAAGTTTTAACGCGTATGAGCCAAGTTTTATTGAAGTAATTTTTGAACCCACTCATAAAAACGATGATTCATTTCTATACGAAGAGGACCTTACTACCGATCAACGAAAAGACTACGAACCTAGTATTAACAGAGGAAAACATCGATTCGTTGCCCAACGTGCTAAACTAAATCTCGACTGGGACAGTAATGAAATCCAACAATGGCGTTTGGATATTGAGCGACTTTCTAAACCACACAACACTCTTAATGACTGGTTAGAAAATGATTCAGAGATAATGATAATACATCTCTGCGGCGGTTATAGGTTCCGTGAACCAGTGATACTTTCTCAAAGAGACATTAAACAATATGTAGCTTCAGGATTGACTCTGGAAGACTTAAAAAATCGGCTAAAGTGCTCAATATGTGGTGAGCGAAACGCCAAAATTAAAGTTTTTTGATCTACTTTAGTTGGAAATGGCTTGCTTCCATAACCTAAAGCAAGCCACTACACATTTACCTTAAGCACACGATAACATGCCAGAACAGGTTATTTTTGCACTATCAGGGAGTTAATATACTATCTGGTCTACATGATCACCAAAATCATCGTCGTCGTCCTCATCGCCACCATCTACAGATGGCCAATCAACAAACCAGCCAGCGTAAAGATGCAGCGTTCGGAGAACATCACTTGCGGGAGAATCAAGGGTGTTAACGAATCCCATATAGCTATTGGGATTTGCCCCAGCTATGGCTTCAGCGATCATGTCCTCGGTAATGTCACCGGAGATAATGCTTAAACGCCCGGAAACTTCTTCATTATCATCAAACTCGACAATGGCATTCCCGCCTAATGGCGCTGCGATTTTAATCTGCATTATTTAGCTCCTTTGCCACACCTAATAACAGTTCCAGCAATCCGTCACCATTCATCAGTGATGCGGCAGCGGCCTCTTTGTCATGATACAACTGAAGAGCCATAGAGAATACTTCCGTTGCTGACGTTTTGGAAATTGTCGGAGATTTTTGTCGAAATTTACCAGAATTACTCACTGAGACAGGCGGGTATACCTTCGCCATATAAATATCACTCAATCGAGATCTGAAGCACCATTCAGGCTTGCCACGCCCACCGATATTAACGAAAGATGGCTTATCCCCTTCAACATTGGCCTTCAGGAATGACCTGGCTTTCTCTAACAAACCCGGGTTACTGTACTCGAGATGATGACCCAGCTCGTGCCACAGTGCACTTGCATTTTCATCGTTCAAATTGACAGCAACAACACCATTTAGATTTGCATATGCCCTTCCCTGGTGGTGAACCACCTTTGATAAGGTCAATATTTTCCCGCCGGTCAGGCGGTAAATATCAGCAAGTTCCTTGCGCAGGTCTATCCCTCCATTCTGTCCAGCGCGGGCTTCTTCCACTTTTTCCGTGATAAAAGAGTCGGCCCACTCAAGAGCTTTTTCTTCAGATACGGATGAGTTGGTGATCGCACTGTTCATGACAGATAACACTTTCTCGTGGATCGAATCCATACTTCGCTGATTCATTTGCCAGCGTGTCTGCGGGTTATATGAGAATCGCTTAAGTAGTTGGTCAAGATGCTCAAGTTCTTCTTCGCTGACATACTTTTTAGCCTCACCAATAATGCCGGGGAGAATATTGCCGTTAGGATTAAACGCTCGCGAAAGGAAGAGTTTCAGCGCCCCCATGCCCTCCGATGCTTCAATATCACCAATAACCCGGTTAACAATGGCCGCACTCTTCGGATTAGCATCCGCCAACGCCCTGGCTACGATTTGCAGGGACGATACGACCTCACGCTGCATATCCGTCCTGATCCCATCAATAAACTCTGGCGTTATGCCGTGCTCTTTAAGAATATCCCGGCCTTCCGCCGTTACCCCATCGATATCCCCGAGATGTTTATTAACCCGACTTTGCAATGCCTTAAATGCCTTCAGAATTCCACGGGCATCATCCGCTTTACTAACGGCCTTCCTGAATGCTGGCAAGAGGTCTGAGTTAACCTCATTTTGTTGATCGGCCCACTGAATGGAGGCTTCTTTCATCTCGTCCAGAGTCAGATCACCCAACGCGGTATGGTCTGTGAATATGAGCGACAACCTCTGAACCATTTCTGACAATGGTGATGCCGAATGCGCCGCGCTAAGGAAGGCTTTCACCCTGGTTGGGCGAATGGAAAACCAGTCAATAGCTGGTGGCATATCTCCGTTTTGTATCGCCTGCGCTATCTCATCAAAGCCGTCGCGCCCAAGGGAGGATGCGTGATTTAACAATCCGCGAAGTAACGAATTACTGATACCGAATAATCGGCACCATTTTTTCACGTCGGCAACAGGCATTCGGACAAAATGCGCAAGCACTTGTACAAGCTGCTCATCCTGGGGATCGGTGCGGGATAGCAGCCTGATCAGATGAATAATGTCTTTGATACCGGATGCCCGATGTAATAGCAAGCTGGTATATGGAGCAACACCGTTGTAACTACCGTCGGAAGCTGACTCGAAAAGACCGCCGGATATCCCTTGCATGCCTTCGTTTTCCAGTTCCTGAGACACCTGGCGAAGGATATCCTGTAACGACACATCACCACCGCCAAACATATCCCCCAGCGCCTGGCCCTGGTGCTGTAACTCATCATTGATACGTTGCGCCATCAACTTAAAGGCGGTGGCCATACGCTTCGCGCTACGGTTATTCGCGACGATGAACAACGCGAGTGCTTTCACTTCCGGGGCCGTTTCGCTGAACATATCCCCCTGAGCAATAACATCGGTAATATGCTGGCCTGACTCCTTCGATTGCCTTACCAGGTCTACCGCATCTTTCAATGCCGCCAGCGCCTTTTTATCGAGGCTATCCGCTGTTTCAATGCCATCAACGATAGTTGTCACAGCCTGCTTGTGCGCTTCTCCTGATAAAGCCTGCATCTGGACAAAATCATTGGCTGCCGCATTAAGCGCCGTCAGAACATTACGCATATCCGGATCAGGTTCTTCTGCAACCATCCTTACCAGGCGCGCATCCTTATATGCCTTGGCAAAGATCGCGTTTTGTATCCGGTCAACAAGTTGCCGTGTTGGTCGCCCATCTTCCGTTACAAGGCCAGCAGCCTGTGTGGCACCAACTTGCGTCATGAATCCGCGAATAAACGCGTCATTACTGCGGCTAAGCAGATCCCCGCTTTCTGACGGGTTAAACAGCGCCATCATCGCCGGAGTTATGCTGTCGGCATCAACAAAAGCCTTTTCACTGGCTGCCATTTCCTGGAGATCAGAAATATTTGAGTCCTTGGCAAACTGAACTCGGTCAACCTTCGTCAACCGGCGGCGCACCAGTACCGGAGCCGTCATTAATTCAACCTTTTCAGGGCGTATGCCGAATTCGGTCGCATGTTCAATCAGGTACTCCCGATACCGATCCGCATTACCGTCCTGATAGGCTTTAATGATCCCCATGGTCCGCCCATTACCTGACTCAACGGCATTGTCCTCACCAATTATCGGTGCGCCATGGCTGGATAAACCGGAATCGGTAAGCTGGGCAGGACGCAAATCCTTGGATATCTGGTTAACCTGAAGAAGGCTGGATGCGCGGGTCCGGTCGCGCGGCTGAAGTTCCTGGGGATAGTCTGGATTAATTTTCCCATCCAGAGTATTGGATACCAAAAGAGCTGAGGCATCGACGATATCAAACGCCGTTTTTACCTCGTCTCCCTTCGCTGTCACCACATACGAAACCCGCCCGTAATCGGGCAGGTTCTTTAGCAGCTCGATCAGCGTTTCTATGCTGGTGGCCATAACCACCTGATCGCTTAAGCTCATCCCTGTTACGCCTTATGCTGCCTCTTTAATGTTGGCGGCTATCCATGCCGCCGTGTGCTGTTTAACCTGGTCCAGGTCGATGTATATGCCAACATATTGACTCAAGTCCTGTAACGTACCGATAAATGCATCAGTGCTCTGATCGACGAATTTATCAGCCAGGAAATCAGCAACCAGTTTTGGCACACCATCATGTTCCGAAGGTTGTTTCTCCTCGCCACTACCGCCGCCAGACGCGCCGTACCCCATCTGTTGCATGATCTGGTCAATTTCATCGCTGATATCCAGCAACTCCATGCCACTCGCGGTAGCCGCTTTGGACATCAGAGCATCCAACTTATCGCTGAGGTCCATTAACTCAATAGCTGATAGTGTCATGCCGCTACCCCCGCTTTCTGGATTGCTACCAGCAGATCAGCCAGGTGGCGAGCTGCACCGTTAACCAGCTCTTCGTTTTCCTCAAAACGCCCGGCAGCCTGAAGGGCTGTAATCGCTTCCCGGACATTACCCCGGGCGTTACGGATCTCCGCCATGTCAGTGCTTTGCATATCCATCACGTTATTGAGATATTCAATGGCTTTATTAGCCTCTGCATCTGCTTCGCTAACCGTTTCATCAGGCTGTGCCGGGGCCGGTTCTGGCTGAGTAATCTCACCGACTTCGGCCTGCAATGCATTGATCATGCTCTGCACCATTTTCTCGGTGCCAGCGCCCCCCGGAAACGCAATATTGGGGAAAGTTTTTTGAAACTGAGTTTTCAGCATGACGCGGAACTCGTCTGGTGAGCTGGTGGCCAGCTCCAGAGCTTTTTGTGCATATTTGCCAAACGGACCATTAGTAAGTGTCTTCGCCAGGAAGTCGAAAGAATCCTCGCGAGGCAATAACTTCAGGTCGTACTCACTCATTTGCTGATCAGAAAGCGGGGTATCGTAAGTAACAATGCCGTAGCGCGCATATTCATAATACGGGTCACCTTCATCAGGGCGCGGCAGAATTGCTTTGTTACCTTCAGGTATCGCGCCAGGGGCCGCCGGACGCATTTGCAGGGCATATCGATATGCACCTACAGAGACTTCTGGTTCAGGCGAAGAGCTGCCGGTATCCTCCACTGGTTCAGGTTCGACGTTTTCCGGTTTAGGTTCTTCTGGTTGGACTAGATATTCCGATACATTACCCGCTTTATAGGCTTTAAACAGCTTGCCGATCGCATCTGCCATGTCCACACCTTGTATGGATTTAGCCTTGATCATGTACACGCTGCCATCCGGATCGGTTAACTGGATATACCCTTCGCCGTCCCCAATGAATTGCTTCATTGATGCACCATTACTGAGCGTCGCTTCCCCGTCCATATGCATACGATTTTTGATACTGGCAAGGCGATCCGTCAGCGCGCGAGAGTGCCCACCAGTCATCCCCACTGGAGCAATGGTATCGCGCCCACCAGTGCGATTGAGCTGATCAATCTCCGCCTGCAAACGCTCATTTTCTTGATAAAGAGAATCCGCTTCCGAAGCAACCGCGTTAATTTTCTGCTCCAGATCTGCCTTCTGGCCTTCTACCGCTGTCACCTGATCCGCGAGGTCGCTCATGGCATCCTCTTTCTGGTCACTGTCAGCCTGTAGTTGGGTTATTTCATCAACCAGGGCTTTTTTCTTCTTCTGCGCACGCTGGAATTTTGCCGAGTTTTTCTCTGCAAGGTTGGCAAGTTTCATGGTGACCTGCGCCAGCGTCATATCACGGCCACTCATCGGAGCAACGGTGTGAGTAACGTCTTTTTTATTCAGTAAGAACTGGAAAGCAACCAGCGTATCGCTATTGGTGATCCGGTTTTCCGCTGTCGGGCTATGAAACAAAATGCTGATAGTCTGACCATCACTGAGCGGAATAATGGCTGGCAGGACCGGCAGACCATTAACGTTACGTGCCCGGCCAATTTCAGCGCCGCCGATCGCGCGCGCGCCGCTCTGGGCCACATCCCCCGTTTTATCACTCCCCGCAGAGATTCCGGTACCATTCAGCTTCTGGTTCAATGCCCGGACAAATGCCTGCATAGTCCGGTGTAACTGCAAACGAGTAGAGCTAATCGCCTCCAGTAAATCCGTAGCACACCAGTGGATCGGCGTGTCATAGAAGAACGTAGCCTCGATTTCCTCCAGGGTGTTGGATTCCGTCATCAGATAGCGGTCCTCACCGGCCATTAATGCGCGATATTCATCATCAGTCACCGGCGGGGGAAGCACGTCAAGCCCAGGCTTAATCGTCACCCCTTTATTGATATTGAACTGTTCCATGTTAATTTCCTGCTTTCAGTTGCTTAAGACGGCGTTTTAGTTCGCCATTTCGGGCCTTTTCGTTATTGAGTCGGCCCGTCTCCTTATCCAGCTTCGCCCGCAAATCGGTGATCTGCTGTTGATTGAAAGACACCGAGTTCTGCGCGGACTTATAAGCGGCAGCCACCTGAGCATTCCTCTGTTTTGCCTCTTGAAGGCGCTGAAAATTGGATTTAACTGCCGGTTTCTTGTTTACCGGATTGGCAACACGTTTCGCTTTGGCGATCAGTGATTTCTGGAATTTTGCGGAGTTTTTGCGGGCCGCTTGCCCCATGACGGTACCAAGCGTCTTGATATCCGGCGACTGAGCGTTAGGAATAGCTTTTCCATTCAGTTTCACAGACGATATATCGCCAGTATCGTTTACCTGTATGGCAAGAATTTGTCCGTCGTTAAGAACCAGCTTTGCGGTTTTAACTTTAACGCCATCTTTCGTTGTTGCGCGGTTGCTGGAGTCAACCTCAATCACCGTCACACCGGTTTTATTGATCGCCGTGATAAGGGATTTCAGCCCCTTTTCATTAACCTGGTCAAAATCGACCGTTGTATACTTATTTTTCGTCATCTGACACATCCTGTGCGAGATTTATTACGTAACTTCTGCGGATTTGCTGAGTAACAGGGAAAATCCGATACAACGGGTTAATGAACGAGTCGCCATGCGTAACCATGACGTTGAAATGCCACAGCCGTTCTCCTTTACCCATATATTCAGTGGGTATGTATAACCATTCGCTGTTTTCGCCCTGTTCAGCCGATGTCAGACAACGTTGCTCGCCTTCAATCACTGTCGTCGGCTTCTGAACATCGCGGATCCAATACCTGACCGTTGCGCCGCGTAAAAAAGGAAATTTGGACCGGTATTTGAACGGCACCCGGATGAAGCCCGGTTTAATTTCCACTTCACCAAGCTCTAAATTCGTGATGTCCTTGCGTTTTAGCAAATAGCGATCGGCTAAGGCTAACGCAAGAGCGCATACACCCCAGCCAATCATTTCCCGCCTCCCTTTTTCACCAAACTTGTAAGAACATTCAGAATGCTATCGATATTCACTCGTTTCATCCCTGAAATCACCTCATGACCGTTATTGCTGGCTATCGTTACCATTAAGTACGTAATTGATAACTCCCAGCCCTCGTGTTGCCCCAATAGGTACGCCACCGCGCCAGCTGTCACTGCAACAAAGATCTCCGTAACCAATCCCAACAAATTGCCAGACTGGCGACCGTCTCGGACATCCATCAGGAACGTGCCTATCCCACCAATTACTGAAAGCAGGAGCGCAATAGCAACTGGAGCTAATTCCTGTGTGTCAAGCACAAGTTCCCTCCTACGTTGTCAGGAGGTAATGGTATGCAAAGTAACTTCTCAACCGGTCATGTTGCATAAGAGGCTTACCTATTCAACTGACTTTTGGAACCTTCAATAATGAGCCTGCTATTGGCGCTGAAAATAAGAACCATGCAGCTCTGAAGGCTTTCATTCATATCCTTATATTCCGCGAGATACATGCCAATAAAGCCAGCAAGTACGGCGGAAATACATTCGGCCAGCAATTTCTTGCATGAAGGCTCGTAACGGTTTTCACATAGCCCAGTCAAATACGAATACACCCCACCAAGAAGGGATAACATCACGATATGTACATAAAATGTCATTTTTTACCTATACAACAGTAAGTTGAACAACATTTGAGAACGGTATGCACTTTGTGATTTCCACACACACTGGTTTTTGTTAATTAAAATCCGCAGCTTGCTATAAATAACGATAGTGAGCAGAAAATATGCTAATAGGCTAAGTACGCGTATCAACAAATGAACAAAACACTGCTTTGCAACGAAATGCCCTTAAAAGCGCAGGATGTGAGCTAATTTTTGAGGATAAGGCGAGCGGCAAAAAGGCTGAACGCCCTGGGTTAAAAAAGGTTCTGCGTATGCTTTCCAGAAGTGACACCCTGGTCGTATGGAAGTTAGAGCGTCTTGGGCGCAGCATACGTCACTTGGTTGTGCTGGTGGAAGATTGAAAAGTTAGCAGTTATCACAGCTACCCGATCACTATCCGGAGCAATGAAGAAGATAGCGAGAATGGAAGAAAACACCTAACAATTTGATACATGATATTTTTACACGAAGAGCGAAACTCCTTTTGCAGGAAATGGTCGCAATTACCTTTATGATGAAGGGTTGTCAACAGTTATTCTATTTTTTATAATCCACAAAAAAACAATTCAGGGTATTTTATATAAAAGTCAAGGCAACATATGGATATTGATTTTCTTAAAGAGTGTCTCCTAGTTGAAGTTATTGGTGGGGGTAATAAACAATTCTCATGGCCTCGCGCCATTCGCCATGCCTGGCGGCAACCTAAACGCAGGTTTCTTTTTTGGTGGCGTATAGCATCTTATCTATATGATATGGACAACAAATATCTAAAAAAACTCGGAAAGAAAATTAACAGAAATTTATCCTTTAAATACAATACTGATATTGAACTTGGAGCATCAATAGCTCCTGGATTATACATTGGACATTATAGTGGCATTGTTATTACAAGATATGCAACGATTGGTAGAAATTTTAATATAAGGCAAAACACAACTATTGGTTTAAAAAATTCTAACACTAACAGAGTTACCATTGGAGATAATGTTAATATTGGAGCAAACTCCTGCATAATCTCAGACCACATCACTATAGGTGATAATGTAAAAATAGGGGCTTTTACCTTTGTAAATAAAGATATACCTTCAAATTCAACTTATTACACCAGGAAAATCAATATATGCAAGGAAAGGGAGGCGTAGCCCCCCCCTTCTTTACTATTTCATAAATTCTGGCCACTCGATATTAGGAGCATCGTCAGGGTTAACTCGGTTAAGTAACACCCGGTATCTTTTCCATTTTATCAAACTTACTTTCTCTTCTTCTGTAGCCATATCCAAATCGACAGCATCTTGCAGAGTGGCAATAATTTCACCTGCATATGCAATCTTCTCCTTCTTCTGAGACTCAGCCGCTCTTACAAATGCATCACGCTCTGCCTTCTCATCATTAACCCACACATTTCCATTCCATTTTTGATAATCCCCATCCGGGAAAATAGCTGTCACGTCTGGAGGTAATGCGCCAAGTTCAGAAATATAAATGGCTGCACCCGTTTTCGTTTCGTAGACGGTCTTTCCGCGATGGTCCTCCACCAGATGCCATTTCATTTCATCAGCATTAAATACAGCAGCAAAACCTGCTGGAATATCTGGAGGCGCAATATCTGTGCTGTTTGCAGGAATACCCGTATGTGGAGGAATATATGCGTCACTTTCACCAATAAATTCATTTGTACCATCGAGATAATTAAATACGCGAATAGTTTGTGCTTCTGCACTCATTTTAAAACTCATTATGCAAGCCTCACTATATAATTAAATGCAATGTTTTTGACGGTGTTTTCGGTATTACCCGTTGGATTTACCGTGATAGTGTGTCCGTGTGTTCCCAATGCCAAAGTGTGTGCATGGGCGCCAATACCAACAGTATGATTGTGAGCACCAATTCCTACTGTATGGGCATGGTTGCCTGCAGAGCTTGTTTGAACTGTATTCCGAAGGCCATCTGCATCCCAATCACCTCTGGTGCCAGATGCTTGAGCTCCTGTTATGTAACCATGTGTATGGGCACCTGTTGTATTGGTTGTTTTTGTTCCGTAATCAAATGTACTGACTGTTTTCGTGCCGTAATCAAATGAGCTGGTCGTTTTAGTACCGAGGTCAGTATTTGATGCACTGGCACTGTGAGTATGCGATTTAATCCCGTCCTGTTCCTGTGACAATACGGCACGCCCACTGGCGGGTTTGCCCTTGATTGTCCAGCCGCGCATATCAGGAATAACACCAGAAGGATAGGCTATAGCCAGTTTCGGATATGCTGCCTTATCAAACGTCTGCCCCTGCATGATTGCATAGCCTGCAGGTGGTGTATCTGATGGCCACGGCAGCGGAACACCTGGCGGAAACGCTTCAATATTTGCCGAGCCGTCAAATTTTACGCCGTTAATTGTCCTTGCCGTTTTCAGCTTTGTTGCTGTAGCAGCATTGCCAGACAGTTCACCAGAAAGGCCAGCACTGAAGGTTTGCTTCGCCGCCCATGTCTGGGCTTCGTCAATTATCGGCACTCGTCTTGCCGTGATCGTGCGGCTTCCCGGATTTCCTGAGATGCGCACCATGAAGAAACGGTAGTTTGCTTTACTTACAGTGCTGCGCCATACATGCATTGAGCGCCCCGTACCGGAGTCATCACTTGGGCCAACCGCGATGTTTATTAGGTTTCCATCAATGACGCCCCAGTCCATGCCGTCGGGAATGTTAGTCATATTATCAAGCCGAACGGTTATCAGACTGCCCGGAACGAAATCGTAGGTCTGCCAGTCCAGGCTGGTGAGTTTTGCCACTGCGCCACCGATACCCAGATTCAGGGGCAACGAAAAGGAGTTATATACTTCTCGCCATTCGGTCCATTTGCTCCCGGCGTAGACGCGCTCAAAAGTGCGCCCCTGTGTGGTTTCTGCTTTCCCTGTGGTTGTGTAACGCTGCCAGACAGACACACCATCAAAACGTCTGATTACTTCCAGTATCCCAAGCAGTGTTGCTCCAGCGGTATCCTGCATTGGACCGTTTGTTGCCTTCCCTGTAACGCTGTAAATGCCAGGTGAAGTCAGATCATTCAAATCACCTTCGTAATAACGACATTCTGACTGGTGGCCTACTCTTGACCACGGTTCCCACTGTGGGTTCTTTGCATCCCATGCAGCAGAAAGACAGCGAACATACACATTTCCGCGGCGGGTCGTGTAACGTTGTGTTCGTGAGTAACCACCACCTTCAAGGACTTCAAGAAGTCCCTGCCCATAACTGCCTTCTTCTGGATAGTTGCGTTCAAATGACGCTATAGAGCCACTACTGTTTCGCCATGAGCCAAGATGCTCTGCGCCTCCGAGCGTATTCAGGTCAATGGTTGTACTCAGAGAGCGTGTTGCTGACTGAATCTGTCGCCAGTAGCTCCAAGGGCCGTCAGAGCCATTCCAGGAACCAGAAAGGTTGCGCATATAAACATTGCCAGTTCTGGTGGTATAACGCTGCATTCCGGAAAAATTACCGCCATTGAATACCTCAAGAACACCGACGGCACCGTCTTCCGGGAAATGTTTCTCCAGTGTTGCGTTGGATGATGTGGATTTATACCAGCCCCCCACATAATCCTTAACTGGACCGAAAGTATTCAGGTCTGCATCAACTGGCATTTCGCCGTTGTTTTTCATAAACGTCAGGCTGGTGACGTCAAGGTTTGCAGGCGTCAGAGAAATATCTTTAGAACCGTCAAATGAAACGCCGTTTATCTTTCTGGCTGTTTTTAATTTCGTCGCGGTATCGGCGTTCCCCGTCAACGCACCGCTGATCCCACCGTTGAAAGTCTGGCGTGCGCTCCAGGTGTTAGCCGTACTCAACAGGGGGATCTTTTCGCCGCTTGTGCCGAGTTCTCTTAAACCAAGGTATTGGATAACAGCAAGGACACTTGTTTTAGCCAGAATATCGCGACCGACTGACGTTAAATCAGTCTGGGCAACAGTATCTTTACCGGTAAAGTACGGCAATTTATTTGCGCCGGTCGCAAGGCCAGCGAGCGCGGTTAAAGTTGCATCCAGAGGCTGTTTGCCTGCCAGCGCATTGGTCATTGTTGTCGCAAAGTTCGGGTCATTGCCAAGTGCTGCTGCAAGCTCATTCAGGGTATCAAGAGCTTCTGGTGATGAGCCGACCAATGCAGATATAGCAGCCCGTACGTAAGCAGTCGTAGCGATCTGCGTATTATTTGTTCCCTGTGCAGCGGTAGGCGCAGTAGGGATTCCCGTTAATGCAGGACTTGCCAAAGGCGCTTTAAGAGCCAGTGCGTTATTGATAGTGGCACTGAAATTCGGGTCGTTATTGATAGCTGCCGCAATTTCTTTCAGCGTATCCAATGCTCCAGGAGCACCATTGATAAGTGCAGTTATAGCGGCCTTAACAAAGGCTGTATTTGCGATCTGCGTGCTGTTTGTACCTTGAGCTGCCGTCGGCGCGGTTGGCGTTCCTGTCAGACTCGGGCTTTCTATCGGCGCTTTGGTATCAGCCAGATCTTTTACAGACTTGACGGCTTTAGGGGTAGCCGCCATTGTTTCGCTGTCGCTGTCAGTTGCGCTACTGAGCTGAACTAACCCCTTTTGCGTTGTGCTTGCATCCTGCGCCGTATACTTGCTTTTCGCCAGATCGTAGGCTTTTTTAACTGCCAGAGAACTTGCAGCGACATCGCTTCTGCTGCTGGTTACAGAGTCTGAAATTTCAATGCCAATCGTGCGGTTGATACGCTCTGATGTATCAATCATCTCCTGGGTAATGGCAGATACCCCGGCAGGGATATTCACCGTACAAACAAGCAGCTCACCATCTCCTAACTGATATGAATCGGTATAAGTTCTGGCGACAAATTCAGCCGCATGAATATGTGAGGCGGTATTAACCTGATAGGTGTCTTCTCCAAGAAGGTATCTTCCCTTCAGCACAATTGCATATTTTTTGCCTGCACTAAGTGCAAGGGAGATATCCCTACGGTGTTGAATAGTTACCTGATAGAATTCGCCAATATCCACTGACGCCGCGCCAGCAGTTTTATCACCATCCAGTGAGGTGATTAACAGGTTCATCCCACCGCCAGGCTTCGGCAGGAAACCGGCATAAAATCCTGGGTCAACAATTCCCCTGAATTTTCGGTTTAGCGCGGCTGACAGATATGGTTCGTGGTATTGCACATCAGCCACCAGAGCCAGTGACTCGGGGGATGGGTAAGTAACTGATGTGACAACTGTAACGTCATTCATCAAGCATATCCTTATGCTATAGTCGAGTTGATGGCCATAACTGCGGTATATGTTTTGCCCACATACAGCGAGTCTTCCTGAACACAAATAATTGCGATGGGCTTATTCTCGTTATCCAGAACAACCAGAGTGTTGAATGGGTAGTTTTTCCCTTCCTGCAACTGGCTTTGATCAAGGTCCATTCGGACAGTAATTATCCCGCCAGAGTAGGTAGGGACGAGGTTGATGGTGCAAAATTGACTGGTCAGTTCTGCCAGCTCGAAAGTCTTTGGCAGTTCTCCAATCTCATAAGTGCCATCTTCATTTTTGGTAACCAGTGAGCTGGTACCGAAAACGGCCTTGCTGATTAAAAATCGAGAGCCTTTGTTAATGGACGATTCAGCGCGCCGCTGATAGTAATAGTCCAACAACTGACTCTTATAGAGGTTTGTTGAGACGTCAGACATGATTTTCCCTAATCAATGTTGTGAAGCCTCATTGTAAGAGAAGTCACTTGTCACCCCGCCCGGCGGACGGGGTGATTGTCAGGCATAGCTATCCAGCAACAAATCATCTGCACGAGTGCGATCAAACGTAGGCGTTGCTTTCACAATAGTGCCGCCAGGCGTTGCGGTGATCGGGGCGCTAATCGACGTAACTCCAGTAAGTGAAGTTGTATCCGAAGTTTCAAACCAGCAGTACGCTTTTTCAGTATCAGAAATCTCGTTCAAAGTGATCATGTCGGCCTGTTCATTCACAACAACCGACAAATAGAGCGTAAGCCCATCAAACACTATATGCAGTGGTAGTAGAGGCTTTACGAACTGATTAAACTTTCTGAGAATTTCTTCTGTGATTGCGGACTGATCTATCGTGCCGGTAATTCCCATTGTCCGGGCCAGGTCGTTTATGGGAATGCTGATCATCCCTCTGGAAGTCAGAAACATCTCGCCGAATGTGCCGCCGGTAGTTTCCAGTGTGCTTTCTGGAATCAGGACCGTGCCATAGGGATGACGTTCAAGGTCTACCGGGGCATATATCGGATCCCATAAAACAGAAATACCGTTAAATTCGCGGTAAATTGTCTGGTTTATAGGGCGTTCAGTTCCCTTAAAGTGGATCTCGTCAAGCCGCTGTTGTAACAGCATTGGTACGGAAGACGAATTCGACGTTCTGATAGTAAAGAACTGGCCAAGTTCATTTGTCCTGGTCTCCAGATCTTCCTTGCTCATGGAGAAAATAGACTTCCGGTTGGTAATTCGCTCCAACCATGGGTCAACAAAAGTGTCCATCATTGACTGAACCAAATCAGCCAATGATTTATAGAGCAATGACTTTTGCTTAGCTGATGTAAGCCGGTTATTAAACCAGGAACGTTGCATCACTCCTCCTCATACGAAATATTAAAGGTGGAGTTTTCTGTATCCAGATAAACGAAATCGTAAAAGCCGTTGGACTCATTCCACTCGACAAATTCCAGATAAAAATCGCGGAAATAGCCAAGCGTTTCGATATACGCCCAAACGTCTTTTTTCTTAATCAGGATGTACTTACCAACGCGGTTTGGGTCAAAGAAAGCTGAGTCGCGCCCGAATTTTGTTTCCAGCGCCGACGTCAGTTCATCGGTCACGTTTTCAATGGTCAGGCTTGCCGATATCCGCCCGGTGATTGTTATCTTAAATGGTAGTTTTCTGACCTCTTTATAAGAGAATTTCTTGTTCAGCTCATTCGGTACCTTCTTAAAGGCAGCCAGGATCATTTCTTCAAGCTCTGACTGACTTTTATTTGGATGCCATCCTGAAATAAATATCTTATTGATATTCTGAACATTATAAGCACCATCTAATTTCTCTTGCTGGCCCTCACCCCAAGCTTTTACCCAGGACAGGCCTGGGATGTTACGCACCAGAAAATACGTATAGTCCCCGCCCCATACGACCTGATCATCATAGGCAAGGTAATATTGTGCACGGTTACGTGTGATCTCCGTTGTTTCGGCATCGGTACCGGCGGTTATAGGTGTCGTTGTCTTAACTGAAATCGAGTTAGCTAAATTAGCCGCAGAATCGACAGGCGTCAGATTTTGGCCAGCAACCAGAGTTATATCGCCGTTGGTACACCAGACCTTAAGCGTAATTGTCGAACCTTCCGGCGGTATTTGCCCAATTAGTCCATCGCCGAATCGAACGCCCAACTGTTCGGATGGTTTATAAAACTCAACATAGACCTGGCTTTTACTACCAGCTAACCGGAACATAGTGCTGGAAGACCACTGCGTAGTCTTACCATCGGTCGTCACGAATACTTCCAGCTTATAGCAGACAGCAGTGAGAGCCTTTGATAATACGACTTCCAGAAATTCTTTGGCCGCCGTAACGGTATATGTCACCTCCTGAATTTCCAACTGCGCCACTTCTACCGTACCGGCGCCGTCAACCAATCTGCATACATCCATAGTCATGTAAGGGTACTGGTCGTCAGATATTAAAGGCGTGTTTTTGGGGATTACCGCTGGGGCATCTTCACTTGTGGCTGTGATCTCAACCATCCCCGATGACGGTGTTGGTTTGGTACCAACGTAACTGTTCGTTTCTGCCGCTGCCAGGATAGAGGAACGCCGCGTCGCGGTCGATATAAAGCCTTCAGCCAGCGCCGCATCGGCATACTGAAAGCACCTGTATACAATCTGGGTAATAAACAATGTCAGCATCGAGACAAATTGAGAGCCGACAAACTTCGACCAGAATGAATCTTTCTCGACAAGCTCTTCAAACTCTGCGCGAATACTGTCTTTAGTCGGTGTTGTTTTACTCATAGCACCACGTCCTGTGTGATAGTTATATCCCTGATACGAATGGATATTTTCAACTTATCAAAAGCATCCCCCTCGGCTACTGACAAGCCAGAAATCGGTATGTCGGGTAAATCTACCGTCAGTTTTTGCAATAGCATTGCCTCAACCGCAATTTGAACATGCGACAAGTTGGTCGGTTCGTGTTTAAACTGCGGTAAAACATTGCCCCATGACGGATCGCCGTATACCTCACCCTGATAAGTGTTTAGCCACTCATATAAACGAGCGCCCCAGGCCTCCTCCTGGGACTCATACGTTTTTACGCCGGATAACTCCAGCGTCAGCAAAGGATCAATTTCGTTATTGTTGGCCATCAATCAACTCTCGCGTAGTCATTCATCAACGGATCATCAATTGACAGTGGTACCGTGCGCATAACGCCCGGCTGAGGCGTGCTGACCTTTACGACAGTTCCCTGGCCTTTCGCCGAGTCTTTGGTGTGCTCTTCAATCCTGGCAAGCAATGAGGTCATCTGCGCAAACAGCCGCTTCGTTTCACCATCAAGTGAAACGGTATTATCAGCCAACTGCATTGTCGGCTTGGCACCGGAACCGCCTAGGTCACTAATAACCTGCCCGTCTATCTGCATACGACCAGTTGGTTGCTGCAAATCGTTGGCGACAGTCGTCACTTGCGACGTGGTGGCTGGTTCAGGCGCATTACTTTTCCGCATCCCCGGCGCGTTGCGGACTTTATCGAACAGCCCATCTATCCCCATTTGTGCGCCGAGCTGGTCAAAGTAACTTGAGTTGTTAGCAACCGGACGCGCCTCTTCAACTGGCATAGGTGTATCAACATACACATTGCCAGCTGCCGTTGCGGTTCCCTTTCCTCGTGCACGTTCTTCGAGGGTTCCCTGGACGACTTCTCGACGCATCCCCCGGCCATTCATAAATTTGTTGACCAGATCGTTAACGCCAACAGCATTGCCGATTTTGTCTACCAGACCGTCTTTCTCAAACGGGCTATCACCAGGGGTAAACGCCAGGCCAGTAGACTGATCGATAACGGCGTTATCAGGCAGTGGTCCCATCACTCCAGATTGCGCCCCACCCTGTGCTCCTGCTCCAGGTGTATAGATTTCACCACCTAAATAGCGAGCACGATGAGTATTGACCTTGATCGCATACTCGCGGTTTTCCTTCGATAAGTCACCGGTGCCTTTTTTCCACTTATTAATAGTGCCAAACCCTGCGTTATATGCAGTGATGGCCTCGTTTAAGTCTCCATTGGCTTGCTTCAGATACTTGCTCATGAGAAGAGCCGCAGCTTCTGCCGATTTCACAGGATCAAACGATTCACCTTTAGCTAAGCCAGTCTCTTCACGAGCAATGCCCGTGAACTGAAACATCCCTAGAGCACCAGTTTGGGATTTTGCGTACGGATTACCACCAGATTCAGTTGCAGCAATCGCGTAAAGAGTGCCTTCAGGAAGACCATATTTATTCTCTAGTTCAGCAAAATACGGAGCTAACTTATCGAGATTTGCCTTACCTTCAGCGCCAAGGCTTCCGACTTTTACATCTAAGTTGCCATTATTGTAGGTATCAGCAGCTTTCTGAATGTCATTCCTAGTGCCGGTGGTATTACGCGACGATGATGACGAGCTATTTTGTCCAATAGCTGTATCAATTTTCCGCACCGCGCTATTGCCCGTTTCTACGGCATTTGCATTGATAATCTGATTGGCAGTTTCTTTAACTGTTTTATTGCTATCTTTCGCCGTGTCCAGTGCCGCATTTATCACGCGGGTAGCAATATTAGTCTGTTTGGCATCGGATTCAGTTTTAGAATCAGATGTCTCCTGGTGGCTATTAACCGGAGCTTTTAACTCTGGAGTGATTTCTTTTGCATTAGCCTCGCCGATCGGATTGGGTATTTTTGATACAATCATTGCCGCAGGGGTATTTTTAACGGCATCAACCGCTGCATCTAATGCTTTACCGGGTAAATTTTTAACCCCATCCCAAATATTACCAGCCGCCTCTTTAATGTGTTTCCCTGGGTTCTTAATGAAGTCAATTGCACTATCAATTGCATCACTGAAAACCTGTTTCAGGTTATCGACAGTAAAGAAGTCTTTTATGGCATCCAGCTTTTCAAGCAACTTATTAGATGTATCGCTAAACCATGCTGAAACAGCATCACCAATCTTTGCTGTGTAATCATCGAACTTGGTAGAAATGGTGTCGCCAATGTTAGAAATATATGTTTCTAAGTTGGTAATCCCACTATCAATGGCCTGGGCAATACTTTCCGTCGAAAATGATTGCAACATATTGCCGATATCCTCAAATCCAAGTGATTTGAGAACATCACCAATAGCACTGCTAATACCAGATACCAGTCCCCCCATATCGAGAACATTGGCTAACGTATAAGCGGCTTTTTGCTGGAATGACGGATCTTGTCCTGATTTAAGCCCAAACGCTCGACGTTGCGCTTCTGTATCATTCCAACCGGTTACCGCATCATAAATACCTCCAGCCACTGTGCCGACTAGGGGAATTGCGCGTAACGCCCCTTTACCAACTGCCTTTAACCCCAGTTTACCAGCTGCCCGGGCAGCCAAATCTCCGCCTTCATGGGCGAGAGTCTTCTTGCCCCCACCGCGTAGCATTCCTACGAGTTTCTTTGCCCCCAGAGCGCCAAAAGCGAGTGCTCCCGCTTTTTTCAGCATGCCACGCCCCATTAATAACGACGCGACGCCTCCGGCCCCCTTCCCTAACAGGCTAAATAATTTGGACAGCAAGCCGCCCTTCTTTTTCCCGGTGTTTTTGCCTATCTGTTCAAGGGCGCGGAGAATCTTGTCATTGCCCTCTTTAATTTCGCTGGTCTGATCCTGAAGTTCCTGAACCGTCCGTTTTTGGGTGTTAACCTGAACGACATCGGCACTACTTTGCGATTTACGCCTAAAAAAACCTTTTCTACGGCTGTTATCGTCATTGCCACGAATCACATCAGCAATAGACTTTCTGGCACCATTAAGCGATCCGCCAACTTCTTTTGATATCCCGCCAAGCTCTTTTCCCGCTGCCCACAATGGGTCAGCAACGGCATAACCTAAAGCATCGACGGCACGAGTCTCTGAAGGGTTACCTATACCTTCAGCTACTTTTGACAGTTTTTTTAATAAACCTGATTCAGCATTTAGACGCTCATCATCCTCTTTGCGCCTGGCCTTTTCAGCGCGTTCAGCACGGGCATCTTCCGATGCGGCCTTACTCCCTGACTTTCCAATAAAACGACCACGCGCATCGCGTTGGTTTTGGCTTTTTTGCGTACCGCCTTTTTGACCAAACATTTCGCGGGCGTGTTCGGCTGCTTCGGTCCGTTGCGCCTTTACATCTTCTGTTATAGCCTTCCTGCGTCGTTTTTTATCCTTTCGCGTAGTTGATTTGGCCTGCGGTTCCTGTAGAGCAACATCCTCCTGAACTACACGAGGAACGTCCCCTAAATTAAGCCGTTTCATTGCCTCAACAATAGGGTCCACTGATGGCGCTTTGGCCACAAAGTCTGGCTGGGAATGTTCGATTGTGCGATTTAATGCCGACACACTGCGAGAGACAGGATCAACAGTTGCAACTCGCCCCCCTTTCAAATCTTCAACAGCTTCCCGAATACCTGCAAGCTCTTCCAGCTCTTTTGCGCTGGCGGTTTCAACCGTCCTTATCACATCGTCAATGTTGGCGTTTTTTCTTTCCATGATCTTATCGCCTACCGCTTCGGTTTAAGTTTTTCTTCCAGTTTCTCCAACAGGAAAAACGCATAGGATTCAGTGAGCCTTTCAGCGTCCTGAATCGGTATACCCCCATACAAAACCAGGTTGGACACTAAGGTCTGATAGCTTTTCAATCCCCACCTGTGGAATGAAGTCGGTAGCCCGAAAGGGCACCCACAGACGGGTATACGCACCCTCTGTGGACTCCTTTGTATCCTGGTTTGGGCATTTGTGCGGCGGGAGACGAAGTCGCATTTCGCCTTTATCGATGTAGCACGGTAAACCATGTTCGAGCTTTTCATGAGCCAGCCGGATGTGTGCCGCCAGCTTCATAAATTCAGTATCAATGGCCATCCGTTTGATCGTTTCATAACGACGCTCAGCCTGCTCTTCACGAGTACCGCTAACATCGTTATAAAGTTCACACTGATAAGCGAATTCCCAAAAACGCAAATCAACGATCGCTTCTTTGAATTCCGCGTCGTCTTCAGGTGGCAATGCTGCACGGCGCATCCCCAGCATTTCCATTGCCCAACCATCAAGCGGCACGATACGCCATTGATAAGGCACGCCCTCTACAGACACCTCAATATCGTCAATGAACGGTTCCACTTCCAGGACCTGGATATCTTCAGCCAGAGCATTCATATCGCAATCGTAATAATGCTCTTTACCGCAATGTTTACAGGTGTAGGTAAATGTCTCGATCGGTGTTTCGCGGGAGCCAGTAAATATCCACCATAACGCGGTAATCCGGTCCTGTGCCGTCCATTTCAGTGGATCATGTTTCGCAGGTTCAGCCAGCAAGGCTTTTAAATACGCCGTTGTTTGCTGTTCTTGTTCCTCCGGTGTTATCGAGTTGAAACGCATCGCATCAGCAATATTTGGCTGACGGAACTGGATTAATTCAGTTGGCCGCGATGGTAGAGGGAAAAGGGGTAAAAGCATCCTTGCTCCTTAATTTAAAGCGAAAAACTAAAGCCCAGAAGGGAAGCCAAAGAACTTGAGGATTGGTTAAACGTGCTGTGCAATGCGAAGGTCATTGGGAATGACTTAAATTCCGTAACCTGATCCCGTGCATAGGTGACATCGCCGGTAGTGATCGGGAATACCGTCATCTCATTTTCCAGTTTTGTTAAACCGGAAGACAGCAACCGATAAATACGCACATTGAGCAAATATTTAGACGGTATGTTCCCGGTACCGTCCGGATTGATCACCCGACTTTTTGCCGTTTTAAACCAGTCCAAAACGAGGCCATCAACGGTATCCCTGACCATCATTGTTATCTGCCCAGGCGAACGCTCCGTTGGCTGAAGAATATTCCCTCCGCCGATTTTAATCGTTTCATATTCGATGCTGTAATCGTGGTAGGTAATGTCTTTAGCAAAGAAGTCTGCCCCCTCCAGTCCATCAACTTCGACAGAGAACTGCCATCCTTGCGCGAACAGCATTTTGTTCATGATGATTGACGTCAGCTTACCGACTTCCCGCTCACCAACGCCGGAGCCAAATAATGTCGTCGTAAATGCCGAAGATACATAAGACTTTACTGATGCAACATTAAGTCCCATATCAGCCCCCTCACTTCAACATGGATGAGAAAAGAACAATTCCCGGGATAATTGCCCTTGTTGCGCTCATTTTCTCTTCCAGATCCAGCTTTCGCTGATACAGCGTGTTCTCGTCGGATAAATTGCTGGCATCGAGTTTCCCCGCGATAGATATTCTTCGCAGGCGATCAGTGTTAGGTATAGCGATTAGCACTTCCAGATAGTCAGAAAGTAACCCAATGATTTCAGGTGGCACTTCCCCATTATCCAGATCCATATCACGTAAATTAGCCAGATATGACACATTCAGCGGGTATACCGCTCGATGAGTATCTTCAAGCTCGATATTCCCATCGTAAACATCGGAGTAGACAAGATCGCCGGTGTGATCTGTAACCGATACGAGCGCAAGAAAATCAGCTGGGCAAGCAAGTGATTTAAAGGTCTGATCAGTGAAGCGTATCCGCTTGATGTGCCCAGCCCTATCCTGGTAGGTTCCCAATGCTTTTCTTAGCAGGGATTCCAGTAAGGCAGGTTCATCCGCAATCAAAGGTGTGAAGCGGGATTTGACGTCTTCGAGTAATTGTCGTGGTGTCATTGAAACCTCGTAGAATCTGGTTTGTTAACCGATTCTACGAGTTGTCATTTGTCCATTGAGTGGGAATATTGCCGTCTGGGAGTAATATGGTATCATTAAGTTAGAGTAGGTAGTGTAGATGGAATGAGGAGTATCATATGGTTATCACACAATCAGGTTGCTTTGAGTCAGGTTGTTTTGAGTAAAACAATAAAACGCCCTTTAATGGGCGTATTTTTTAGGATTTAAAATGCATTCTTTACAGAAATACATAAAACATAAATATACTCACTTAACTTTTTTTCTCTCATTACTTTTTTTCATGATATTTGAATCGCGAGAAGATCTTATCAAGAAAATATTATCTTTTTCTCTCAATGAAGTTTTACCATTCTTAATGTTTGCGTTCTTCTCCGTATTTATCAGCATAACGATAAAGGAAAAGATAGCAAAGAAATACCCAGAAACAAACGATGGGATTACCATTATAGCTTTAATCTTTGGTGTAACACTATATAGTGTGTTTATCTTATATTATTTATATGGTGATGTATACCAATCCACAATTGCTTTACTTATAAGTTCTGTGCTACTTGGTTCTGGGTGGTGGGTTCAGGCTACTGTGAGTAAAGTAGCCGCAAGAAAATCACACACCTTAAATACACTAATGAATCAAAGAAACAGTGAATTATTTCACAAGAAAGTTTCATCGGTAGCGAATACGTTCGGGCTTAGAAAAACCATAAATGAAATTATTGCCAAACAAAGACTTGTCCCAAATGATAAAGATTTAAAAAATAAAAAGGTCCATGATGAATACATATCAGCAGGTAATGATATGTTCTTCGTTCTTAATTATTATGAATTTATCTGTTCAGGAATAATAAATGGGGACTTTGATGAAGATTCAATGAGAGAATGTCTTGGACAAATTGTTCCAGGTCTCGAAGTTAGAGCATTTCATTTTATAAGAATTGCAAGAGAAATTTCAGGGAGTAGCTGCTTCTGTAATTTTGTCGCTGTTTCAGACAAATGGTCTACTAATGGAGGCTCTCTTATTCTCAGACACGAGAAAGGAGAACCTGTGATTAATAACCTGACCCATTGCTTTGAAGAAACAGACTGTTTTAACATAACTTCTTAATATTTTGTAACCCATAATCGCTTTATGGGTTACGTTAAATTTGCAATAAAAAAATCAATCGCCGGGCTTTAAGCATCCATCGTTTTTGGCTTGTTGATATAACTTACTTAGCCCAGAAAGAGGGAATGTGGCAATTTTTTCATTATCAACATAAGCATCAATCACATTAGCATTTGAATCTGCTGCATCCTGCCAAAAGGCATACCACCAAGAATCTCCAACCATTGACCCAAGAGGGATTTGACGTCTTCGAGTAATTGTCGTTGTGTCATTGACACCTCGTAGAATCTGGTGTGTTAACCGATTCTACGAGTTATCATTTGTTACCGGTCAGTCTACACATTTCAGATGCTGCGTTAAAAAACTCAAGAGCTTCAAGTAGCATATCGTCATCAACACCCAGCCCGAAGATGCTGAGATAAAATTCAAGCTTTAAGAGGCTTTGTGTATGTTCGTGTAATCCATCCAGTAATAAACTCGTCCCCTGATTTAACCTGCACGAAAAGCCATTGGCGATCTTTTTTATCTAAAATAGCAACAATTGTATTTTTACCAATGCACTCTATCACTTCACTATTTAAAGAAGGACTGACATGTAATCTTACATTATCACCTGTTATAGCTCTAAAATTATTAAGATCCTCCCACTGAATATCTTTATTTTCTTGTGTTAGCTTTTGCTTAGATATTGGCTTATCCTCATTTAGGGATAGAATATATGATTCCATCCCGTAAATTTGCGATAATGTTTTTTCTTTCGCATAATCAGTTATAGCGCCAAGAAATACTTGACACAAAATCCACAGAAGAAAAGTCTGAACAGGAGAAGGAAGCGCCTTAAATGAATCAATAAACGTCGAACTAGATTTATTTAATCCTTTGTCTTGAGCATCACTTTCAGTGTGTGATGTTTCAATGGCACCTTCGATATAAGCCTGTGCAATTGTTGAAAGACCTTGCTCCATTATTTGATGAAATGAAGCCTTTTGTGCTTGAGTATATTGATTTAATAATTCTTTTATTTCATTGTTTAAATCTATCTTGTGAGTTACATTTTTCCGCAATTCATTAAGCATTGCTTGCATGTTATTCAAGCCAGCTTGCTTATTAAGCATCTCGAACTGGTTTCGTAACGGCATAGCTATTTCGGCCTGTTTCCTTAGCATTTGAATGTGTTTATTTGCATCATGAGTGGAAAAAGCCTGAGCCTGTTTCTGTAAAATATCAATATGTTTACGAAACTCGTTGCCTATTCCTGCCAGTTTCGGCATATTCTCAAACTGTTTTCGAATAGAATCACTAACTATGGATTGCAAATTAAATCTTGCTATTTGTTCTTGAGCTAGCTGTCCTATTCTTAACTGTTTTTGCAAGTTTGCCATATGTTCTTTATACGATGGAATGATTGCGTTTTTTTGCAGTTCCGCCAACTGTCTAACCAAATTATTAGAAGCATAATCTGATTTTAATAAATCACTTACCGATTTATATTCGGGCATTTTGATTTTATTTAAATCATCACGCCAAGTAATATTTGAATCTTTATTATAAAGATCGCTTACTGAGCCAAGAGCAAGTTTTTTAATGTCCTTCACTTTATTCACCGTCATCTTGCTTTAAACACCCATCATTTTTAGCTTCCTTGTAAATACTTGAAATGCCATCAAGAGAGAATGATGTAATTCGACGCGATCCGATATATACATCCATGTTTTTTTCTTTTGTGGCTGACGCTGACTTCCAAAAAGAATACCATTCCCTACGATTAGGAGAAGTGTTTTGCGTGCCAATATTAAAACTATCCGAACCAACAATTAAAGTAATTACATCTGCTTTACGAGAAATTGTGTCGCGTGTAGAAAAATCGGCATTCTCTTTTCCTCCGCTTACATACAAATTTCTTCCAGCGATATGGTCTTCAGAACCATCCCTTGCACCAGCATCACAAGAAAAATTAATTGTATAGCCATCCTCATGACATGCTCCGGCAAAGCGCCTCATTTGACGCTCCTGTTGACCATCTTGTCTTAACTGGAATTTAAATGCTTGTAGTCGTTTCATCCCACTATTTTAAACAAAAACAGTTAGGTGGAGAACCGCGCCTTATATCCCCACCCTGAAGGACGGGGTTTTACGGCGCACCGGATAACTCATTTAGGGTACATATTTTCGCCTTTAAAAAAAAGAGGTTATTAGATCCATTTGTGTATTTATTAAACAGATAATGCTCTAATAAATTTGTATTTTTAAGTCGCGAATGCTATCTTTTCGCATCATATTGACCTTTTAATCGTTCAGGCTTATAGTTCCGCCGTCGTAGCAAATTCTGCGACCAGGTTTGACAGCCTGAAAACTTACGCGGACAACCGCACATTTCCGATATTGCGGTATTTTTGTGTCCGTAAAACCACGTTACGCCCGAATTATGGTGGGGCGTGATGGGGAGGCTTCGGCCTGCTGGTTTCGTAAGTGCCAGTCTGTCAACCCTGTCACGTCCTGCCACCTGTTTGACAGCGGGTCGCAGGTTGTTTATCAACTTACGAGGCCGTAACTATGGTTAATGCCAATCCTTGCGCACGCCAAGAATTCATCTGGCGTTTCTATTCCTGTAAAAAACACCACTATCACTTCGTTATCGCAGCAACAGAAGACGAAGCACGCTCTCAATTGCCTGATGGCCCCTGCATTTTTACTGCCCGTTTTTCGACTAACTCGCGCAATTCACTTAGTTACTGGAACCTCCCCTTCTCTGCCGACGTTCAGGGGGTTTTATGAAAAAACCTCTCGTCACCCGGAATGAAATAGCCGAAGCGGTCGCCCTGCATACTGCCTGTATGCCGACACGGGAGATCCCCGGCGCAATTGCCAACTACTTCATGATAACCAGGCGTTTTTATACCCGAACAGATAAGGCTGTGATCAACAGGCTACTGATAGCCGAGATCAGGGATTATTTGATTGAACAAGGACGTCTACGTTACGCAACAGTGGCAGCAGAAATGAGAAAGGAGGCACATAGAATGACCGGTAATAATTTGAATGTTGAAAAACCAGCACCTGTTACGTCAGCTACGCCAGCACCAGCCGTGAATATTATCCCCAACACCGGAGACACAATCGACAGCCTGACACTGTTAAAGATGGTCAATGAAGCGCGTAAGTTATGTGGGGAACCAGAGGTTCGGAACAACAAATTCATCGAAAAAATACTCGATGAGCTTGATGGTGAGCACTACACAAAAAGTGTAGTGGAAAAAATGAACAAAACATCAATGCTTGTCATAACCATGACCTACAAACAAGCCCTGCGAGTCGCCGCGCGCGAATCAAAAGCTGTCCGCCGTTCGCTGATCGACAAACTGGAAGAATTGCAGCAGGCAAACTCCCCTACCCCATCGATCCCCCAAACATTACCAGAAGCCCTACGCCTGGCTGCCGAGTTGGCAGAACAGAAAATGCAGCTGGAACAACAGCTGGTGGCCGCAGCCCCTAAAGTCGATTTTGCCGACCGGGTATCAGTGGCTAATGGAATCCTGATCGGGAACTTTGCAAAGGTCGTTGGACTGAAGCAAAACGCCCTTTTCTCATGGTTGCGCCAGAACGGCATTCTCATGGCTTTTGGTGCGCGCAAAAACGTACCGCGCCAACAGTACATCAACGCCGGGTATTTCACGGTGAAAGAAGTGGTGCTGGATGATGAAAATGGCTACCAGATACGGCTGACGCCCCAATTAACGGGTAAAGGCCAGCAGTGGTTAACTCGTAAGCTACTTGCTACTGGTTTGTTAAAACCAGTAGCAATAGGTTAACAAAAGAAAAAACCTGCCAGCGAACTGGCAGGTTTCTGAGCAGTTCGACCAACCCGATCTGGATCGAGTTAGAAAAATTTGCTCTAATAAATTTCGTTTTCTAAGTGCAAAGAATCACCATTTCGAGCTGGTGATTGAAGGTTGATGCAAATTTGGAGAAAAAATGCAACAAACATTCAATGCGGATATGAATATATCAAACCTTCATCAAAATGTCGATCCTTCAACCACTCTACCTGTTATTTGTGGTGTTGAAATTACGACCGACCGCGCTGGCCGTTACAACCTTAATGCTCTACACAGAGCGAGCGGACTCGGTGCCCATAAAGCGCCAGCTCAATGGCTAAGAACGCTGTCAGCCAAACAGCTCATTGAAGAGCTTGAAAAAGAAACTATGCAGAATTGCATAGTTTCGTTCGAAGGCCGTGGCGGCGGCACTTTTGCCCATGAATTGCTCGCTGTGGAGTACGCAGGCTGGATTTCTCCCGCGTTTCGGCTGAAGGTAAACCAGACATTTATCGACTATCGAGCCGGAAGATTACAACCAGCTATTCCGCAGAGTCTCCCTGAAGCACTCCGTTTGGCAGCCGACCTGGCAGAGCAAAAGCAACGCCTGGAGCAAAAAATGCTTATGGATGCCCCTAAAGTCGAATTCGCCGAACGCGTTGCTACCGCCAGCGGGGTTCTAATAGGCAACTATGCCAAAGTGCTCGGCCTGGGCCAAAACTATCTCTTCACCTGGTTGCGTGATAACGGAATTCTGATCGCAACCGGTGAACGCAGGAACGTCCCCAAACAAGAATACATCTCTCGTGGGTACTTCACCCTCAAAGAAACCGTGATCGATACAAGCAACGGAAGCAGGATTTCTTTCACGACTCGTATAACCGGCAAAGGTCAGCAGTGGCTGATGAAGCGATTGCTTGATGCTGGTGTGCTGGTACCTGTCGCGGCAACGCACTAACAGACGTAGTAAGAACCACCAGCATTGTAATGCTAGCTAAAGTCACTTTCCTGAGCTGTATAACGATGAGCGATTTTACTTTTTCTGGCTATGAATTGGCCTGCTTTGTAACACACTCCGGTCTATCCCGTAGCGCCGGGCATATCCTGTCGCAATGTGCAAATCTCGCGGCAACAACCAGTGAATACTTCATTCATAAGCCTCACCGCCTGATCGCGGCAGAAACAGGTTATAGCCAATCAACCGTCGTTCGTGCATTCCGTGAAGCTGTAAACAAAGGAATCCTGTCTGTAGAGATTGTTATCGGCGATCACCGTGAACGCCGTGCTAACCTGTACCGGTTTACACCATCCTTTTTGGCCTTCGCACAACAAGCTAAAAACGCGCTGACTGAAAGCAAATTAAAGATCTCTTCAGCCGCAACCAAGGTTAAAGCTGTTCTCGCTAAGACATTGGCTTTATTTGATTTTTTATCCACACCCCCATGTCAAAATGATACCCCCTCCCCCTGTCAGGATGACGTGGCAATAAAGAATAAGAAGTCACAAGTTAAAAAAACAAAAAGATCAGTTTCCGGCGGTGCCGGAACGACCAGACTCAAAAAATTGACTTCATGGATCGCTGAGGCAAAAGCAAAGGCTGACAATCTGCGGTTATCCAAAAAACGCGCTCAAAAACATGAGTTCAAGCAGAAAGTAGAGGCGGCTGCGCGGAAATATGCTTACCTGAAGAACAAGCGTTCGCCTGATATTGGCGGGATATCAAACTTCGATAACCTACCGCATTGCATGACGGTAAACGAAGCTCTTAATGCGGTTTTAGCCAAAAATAAAGATAACGAACAATGGGGTATACCGGCGGGATTCAGAGGGTGATAGATTGCTCTAATCTGGAGTCACCTGGCGTTTTCAGTTGAGATCGGAGATGCAATCTGATTTTTTACAGTTAGCGATCGCTTTTACAGGATATGTTTGCATTGGCTTCTGTGTATACATGATCAGCCGAAAAATGCTTGTCGATATCGACCGCAAAGAACGAGCAGAGGAAATCTTAGTATGGATTTTCTTTGGCGCGGTCTGGCCATTAGGGATCATGTTTGCTGCAACGTTTCTTCTGATGTGGATATTCACCATTCCAGGTGATTTATATAGAAAAAAAGCCAGACATTGATACAATCGCTGCGGGTGCTTGAGGCTATCTGCTTCAGGCACTACCCGACAAGCAGATAGAAGAAAGCCCCAGATAACATTACGCGTCCTGCAAGACGCTTAACATTAATCTGAGGCCATATCTATGCTTAGCATACGTAGATTAGCCCTCTCCCCTTTTTAGGAGCAAGGAATTTTTTACTGCTATGCCGCCTTTCCAATTATGGATTCAGCGACCAGAACAACCCCATGCTTACTTCTATCTGGGTGTTCACTCCATATCTCGGATTCAGGAATACTTACCCCGTCATAGCAAACACGTTCGCCGTCAAACGGGTAATACTGAGCGGCATCGGTGTCGAGGATAAACACTTTTAGCTCGGAAGAGCGACGGGCGATGTGTTGCCAAAGAGCTTTTCCACCTTCGTATTGCTCATTATCACTGAGCAAAACAACACCAGCTTTTGAGGCTACGGTTTCGTAAACAAAAGTAGCTAAACCGACATCCCGGACGGTTCCATCAACCACGATACCTTCAATCTGGGCAACATCGCTATCCTCCCAGAACTTCCTTACAAGTACGCCTTCAAGCTGCGGGCGACGTTGAAGTTCAAGAGTAGCGACAACCTTATGGCGCATATCACCATCGATAACAGAAGGCGCAGCCTCTATTACAGCTGCAAATGGGGTTTTGGAATCCCATATAACCTGGTAAAGCACACCCTGGATGGTAACTCCGTCCAGGATCGAAAATCGACGAGCGACAGTACCCGGGGAGTACGACATTGGAATCACAGCCATTTTAGAGTCCCCCTTTAACAGTACAGGCACAAACATCTACCTCAATAATTGTAGTTTATTAGAACATTAATAATCTAACATAAAACTCAAGACAATGTTATCGATGCATTCTTATATAAAATAGTTATAAAAAAAGCTCCCGAAGGAGCTTTAAAATACAAGGGATGACTCTTAATCCCACTCAATCCAGTTGTAGACGATACGAAGTGACGGGCGCACAGCGGCAGTCACATCTTCGGTACTAAAGTCGATTGCATCACAGTAGATCTTGCAGTCCAACATTTCAATTGTTGTAGCAGCTTTTGTCACGGCGTTAACCCCGGAAGATTTGGATTCAGGGGTCGCAGCCATCGTGATATCAACATAGTCCTTCGCCGCAATGCGATCTTTAATGAACTGAAGAATATCGCCTTCGATAGTCTCCACGCACTGGACCTGGATTTCCCCGGAGTTACGGATTGGACCGTGCTGGTTGAACTTCACACCATTCGGACCATAGTCCTCCACATCCTCGCGGGTCATTTCAGGGATCTGCGACGAGCGGACCAGTACGCTGATATCTTCATGGCCTGCAAAAGTGAGCTGGAATTCAGAAGATACGAGTCGTTCGCCTTTGGCCGCGTTGGCAGTATAGCGGCCCTTAATAAATTTACGGTTTCCCTTAGTGTTATTGTGTCCCATATAAAATCCTTTTACTGGAACGCCCGAATAATATCGGAGCTGTTATATATCGAAGAACCGGTCAACTGGAGGTTGACGGTGTTTTTCAGGAAATGCCCATTACTATCCCTGGGGGCATCGAGATCGAAACTAAGGTCCTGGATAGCGACATCAATGATGTTGATCCGGCGACCAATGTTTAGCGTCACACGCTCCGGGATTCGACCACCAATACTGGCGTCTTTAAGTTCCGGGCTAATCATTGCTGACAACGCGGCGATAGCACCTGAAACTTCCGTATATGGGTTAAACAAAGCAATGAAAGTTACTGGCAGCGTGAAAGTCGGCGGTGTCCCCCCTTCCCAAACCATTAAGCTGTTCCAACGGGCAACTGACGTTGTTTCAGTACCAACCTGCGCAAAACCACTGAAGGCACCAGCAACAGAACCCATAGACATACCGGTAAACGGCGCTTCCCAATTCTGGGCCAGATTCATTGCCGCCCCCTGGCTGATATATCCGGTAACCTGGTACTGAGAGTTCGTTAAAGTAACTTTCAGAAATGGCGATACACCGTCAGCCTGGCTGTAAACCCCAAAAGGTATAGGTACCATTCAAGTTAAAGGCCGGAGTTCTCCGGCCTCCTCCTTTAGCCGAGGCGCTTACGGCGCAGTTTCATTGACTTTTTGCGGGCCAGTTTTGCCGCGCCGGTCTGGGCTTTACGACGCGCTTTTTTCAGCGCCGATTTTTGAGCCGCAGTCAGACGTTTTTTACGCAGACGTTTACGGATGAGCTTGATCTCACCGTTACGAACAACCTTCTTAAATGCTTCAGTCAGCATTTCATCAGAAGTGCCAGCAACAACAAACGCCGCTTCCAGTTCGTCGCGGTCGTCGCTATCCAAACCAGCGATAGCGGAACCAACATCAGCAGCTGCGTCGTCGTCTTCATCGTCGGCCAGTGCTTCGATCAGGTCATCATCTACACCGCATGCTGCGAGGAAGTCAGCAACATTTGCCCATGCTTCGTTATAGGCATCGTCCTGTTCTTCTGTAACTTCGGTGTCGTCGTCAGAGATACCAGCAATAGCCTGAACGAAACCATCAAGGGAGTCGAAAGTCAGATCACCGCTATCAGCCCAGGCGAAAACGGCATCGGCCGCATTACTCAACGCATTCTGCATAGCACTTCGATTTGCAGCTTCCAGAATCATCTTGTGCGCCTGTTCGACGGTCCATTCTTTACCATCTTTTCCTTCCAGGATTTGCTCAGGTGCCGGGTCAGATTGAACGTTCTCGTTAATCTGTGCCGCCGGTTCCGGATTATTATTAATCACCGGTTCGGTTGGCGGTTGGGCACTTGCACGGGCAGATTCCATCAACTGAACCGGATCAGCGTTCAAAGCGAAACGGGACAATTCATTCCCCAAAAATGCCCCGGATTGAAAAAAGTTTTTGCTCATTGTATTCCCTTACTTAATAAGCAGCGGTACGCCCTGGATACGACGGGCTACACCTGTCGGGCAGCAGGCCCAGACCACTTCCCATTTATCGAATTCCGCCTGCGTAACTTTCAGCACATACGGTTCTGTACCGTCAGCATCCGGATCACGAGGAGCCACCAGAGCGCCGGAGGCAACAAAGCGATCTAAAAGTTTGGTCATCCCTTTAGTCAGGCCAGCCGCAGTAATGCCGTCCGGGCTATGCTTCATCTGTCTGGCTAACTGGACAAAGAAACGGCTGATTGCGTTCATCAGGGATGGGACGTGCTGGAAGTGCAGATAGTTATCCTGCGTGCAGCAAGTTAGAGCGTCGTCGATGATCATCTGGCCAGAGGTGCCCACAGATACTTTATTCAGACGGCCCTTAACCATTGCTTCTTCGTCCGGGGTATCTTCCGGATACAGCGGTTGAATTGATGCACGAGCAATGACGGCACGTTCTTCACCAGCCGGTGAGTAATGCCAACCGCCGACATCGGAATTTTTCTTAACGCCACGGGCTTTTGCCGCATACGCCGTGCCAGACAAACCGAAGACCACACGGGATTGGGTCCATTTGTCTTTGCAGGAGAACGGGTAGTGATAGAAAGCACAGCTTACATAATCGGTACCAAGTAAACCGGTATCTTCAACAGCAGAGAGCGCTTCCGTATACGTCAATGTCGGTTTGACATCAAAGAAGCCATCAATCAGGCGATCAGAACAGATATTACCTAACGCGGTGATCGCCGCATTGTCATAGCAACCCAGGCCGAGAACAGCGGTGTACATGTACGGCGCATTGTTCAGCACCTTAACCGCACGCAGGTAGGCTTCGGTGGAGATTTTCGACTGATCGCCGTTGGTACCGCCAGTGAACGCCAGTGATTTTTTATTTGTTACTTTCGCGGTCGAAATCAGCTCTTCATTAACAACCGCGCGCAGATATTTAGAACGGGCTTCCAGAGCCGTAGGCAGATAACACAATCGGCCCATATCATCTTTCGCTTCTTCCGCCAAAGATACAATATGTGTCTCCAGGGTCGTAACCACACCGAGCGAAGTCGTCTGGGTCAGTTTCAGGAGGAAGCGTTCATTACCTGCGCTGTCCGCAGCTGCCGTTTCGATGGTTAACTCACGCGTAGGTGAAACGCATGGGTCGCCGTCATCAACGTAGATCGCAAAGGCTTCGCCGCTATCAAGTTCAATTTCAGAACCGTATGGCAACGCGCTGTAAGCCGGTTCGCCTGATTCATCGAACATGATAATCGGGAACTTCGCATCATCCGGAACAGCACGAACAACGTAACCAGACGTTTGCTGAATAGCTTCGTACACATGACGAATTGATTCGAACTGTGAGCCGGAAGACGGTTTCAGCGGTTCGCCGAGAACATCTTCGTAATTGGACTCAGTAACAGCGAGAACAGTAAACGGCTTGCCACGCGCAAATACGCCAATACCAGCCCATAAGCTGCTATTTAATGCCACACCGGTAGATAACGTCGCATCGGCATTGATCGGGCTAACCGCGACGCCGGATGCATTACCTAATGACTGTTGAATTGAATATTGAGACATAACTTTTCCTGTTATGCGCCCCCGCGGGGGCGCTATGTTAAACGGAGAGCTTCCCCTGATTACTCAGAGTCACCAGCATCAATCGTGTTACCGGTCAGGAAGTTAATTCCGCCATTTTTGGCCATAGTCAGAGTTACACGGGTGAAGTAGTCAGCACCGTTGCGTGGATGCATATCGTTGATAGCAGAACCCCACAGAGTGGTTCGGTTGACCAGTGCCGGGGTGGTCGGATGCTGGAATGGGATAGCTGGGACCGCATCACCAGTCACGAAGCCTGCCTTGCCCGGATTTTCATCACGGACGTAGCACAGCACATCCATCGGGCTGAACTGGATACCTTCGGCGGTCAGGTTCGTGCAAATACCCTCAGGTACTTCGTACACCTTCACGTTACCGAACAGGGTGCCGATGAAGTGAACGTACGGAGTCTGGGTATAGTCTTCAGCTGGCTGGAAGAAATCCTTCGGAAGCTGTTTGAAGAAAGATGCTGCATCAGCACCAGCAAACATCCCCATCGCACCAGAAGATTTAACGCGCTCAATAATGTCGCGATATACAGTCTGGAATTTGCCGCGAATGATGGTTGCCCATACATCAAAGGATTGGTTAACCGGCAGAGCGATGTCAAAGGAGTCGGTCGCAAGAGTACGCCAGATCATGATGCGAAGACGCAGCATATCCTGTTCATGAGACAGGTATTCCTTCAGGGTGCGGAACTGTAGGGAACCCAGGTCCAGACCAAACTCACGCTGTGCTTCATACGCCGCCTGTACCGTGTGCTCAGCCGCGATAACGAACTGGCTTGGGAACAAGGTGTATTTCTTCATTTCGTGGTTGATCAGCGGGATAAGCTCAGGAGCGGCTTCAATATTGATTTCCGTCTCAATTGCGATCTCAGTGCCTTTATCCGGCGCTTTGGAGAACGACAGGGCAATCTGACCAATGTTGTAGTTCAGAGAGCAGGTAACAGTGATTTGCTCCCCAGCAGCATTAGTAAACGAGTGAAGTAGGCTGCCGGAGCCGTTATCAACAACAGACTTAATACGGTTAACGTAGATGTTAGTGCGACCTTTGCGAATTGGGACATTCTGGCCTTCGAAGTCTTCCATCTTGAAGGTTGCGGTTTTGCTGGTGCCATCGGAGCTTGCCACCAGCACATAGCGGCGGCGTAACTGGCTGTACACACCAACGGACTGCATGTCCAGAACATCACCAGCAGCATAAGAACCAAAAGAAGAACCCGCCACGTTAAAGACTTCGTAGATGTCGGACTGGTCACGCGTAACCGGAATGAAGGTACACGCATCAGCGGTAGCTGCCCCCAACTGAACAGGCAGGATCATCGCCAGGAATAAAGGCAGACGCATAACACCGTCAGAAACACTCATCATCTCTGCCGCGACTGATTCCAGCATCGCTTTATTGGTGGAGTCCATGCTATTGCGGGTGGACTCAATCAGGCAGTTTTCCAGCGTCTGGTGGCAGGAGGCCAGAATTTCCGGACGCGGCATAGATTTATGTGTTGCGGCATAGTCAGCCAGTGCACTTGCCCATGCGGTAGCAATTTGAGCGGTGGCATTATCAGAAATACCCGCAAAAATCGGGTCTTTGCGTGCAGCTTCAAGGATAGATGCGGCACGCGCGGCATCATCTTTGATGAATTGGTTATCAGTACCGAACTGTGCTGTACTTGCCCAGCCAAGAACGGCTTTAGAGCGTTTTGCGATATCTGCAATACGATTCTGGTATTCGCGTAAGTTACTCAAGTTACTCTTCCTTAAACACAAGGCACTTGTGTGAATCCCTTTTCGGAAGAGATTTTATTGAAAGTCACTTGTTGACTTTCTCGCGAAAAGTAATTTTTTAAATTTTTTATGCGGGGAAGCGGACGGTGAAAGCAGGCGTTAAATCGTGGGAATTTCAGTCTGAAATTTTTCTAAAAAATATATTTAAATCATGATGTTAGAAATGAAATTGGCGCGGGACATTTTAGGAAGGGGAGGGGCTAACACCACCTCCCACCAGCAGGTTTATTTTCCTGCGGACATTTTCTCAATGATTTTTTTTATTGCTTCGTCAATTTCAGTTTGCACTTCAGATGGGAGTCTGGAGAACTCGTAGGCGACTACTCGTTTTTTCGGATCGGTCTTCTTTCGTGCGTACTGGCGTCGGTCAGAGAAATCTCGCAGCTTCTCTACCACTACAGATTTAACCGGCGCAGGTTTCAGGCTTTTGCTTTCCGCTTTGAAGATAGCCAGTATCTTCGCTTTATCCTCTTTCGCGCCCTCAGTCTCTGCAATTCGCTCGCGCACCGTATCAACCAGTTCTCCAATCGGTACGTTTTTAGCGTTAGCATCTTCGGAGATCTGGAGCAGCAACTGGTAATCAGGCAGGGCGAGATCGCTGGCAACAGGGAAGACAGCAATCATCTCATCCGGCACTGCCGCAGCCTGGAAAGCTCGCGTCACTTTAGCCTTTGAGATGTTCTCAGCTCGGGCGATCTCTTCTTTGGTCATATTCTTGCCGTACATAACCTCGAAGCGTTTACCCAGCTCGCGCAGGGTGTGTTCGCGGGCTGTCTGGATATCAATGGCCAGCTGGCGGGCATCCGCCAGGCTGATCTCATCTTTTGTCACCAGAATCTCAAATTTCGTTTCATTGAAGATACACGCAGCGCGGCGGCGTGATCCGTCCAATACCTCAATGCGCTCCCCAACCATACGACCGATAGCCGGGAAGAACTGTTGCAATTTAATGGTGCGGGAAATATCGCTTACCGACTCAGGAGTAAGCAGAGACTGATCGCGGCCGTTAACTGCCGGGTCAACGAACGTGCGCGACTCAATCTCACCACTCAGCACAACGGTAAGCAAAAATTTAGCCTGGCGGCCAGATTTTAGGGTAAAGGTTTTGGTGCCTTCACTGCCTTCAAGCATGCGAGCAAACTCGGAGCTATTCTTGCCCAGCACTCGTCCACGGGAAACTATTTTCTTCATGCCGACTCACCCCTGACAAACTCAATCCGATCAAACACAGCCTTAGTGAAACGCTCGGCCTCGGTTCGTGCCTTCTTCAGTGCCTCAGCACTGCCTGGATATGATTGCGGGTTGGCACTGATTACGGTGTCGAAAGACTCGCCGCATCGCTCGAAGCCATCCAGGCGAGGCAGAGAAGAGTCCAGAATGTTGCTGGCGTAAACCTCGCGCGCAAGGCTGTGTGATGTCTCGTGGTCGCGCTTGCCGGTCATCTTCGACATAAAACCAATGCTGGCGCTTAAACGCGGCTCTACGCCTTCCTCCTCCAGTTGCTCCAGCATTTCTGGCAGACGGGTGAGATATTTCAGAGTTGAGTGGAAGTCAACCTGGGCTGGTGGGGTAGGGGTAAGCAACAGATCGCTTGCCGCCAGACCGTTAAGCAGGAACGGATCCAGGTGCGGACCGGTATCGATAAAGATAAAGTCATAATCGTCAGCAACACGATCAATGATATTGCGTCGAAGGATTTCGTACTGATTTTGTCCAGGAAGATGCTCTTCAACCAGCTCTTTCCATTGGCTGGCAACAAAACCATCGTCGATAGAGGCTGGAATCACGTCTACGCCAGGAACGATGGTCGGACGAATCACCTCTTTGCGTAGCGTCTCCGCGTCCAGGTCGTTCAGCATCGCCTGCGCGGCTGTTTCCAGAATGGAGCCAATACTGTGAGTATGGTCGAGGAACATTGTGCTGGATGCCTGCGGGTCAAGGTCAATAACCAGAATGCGCAGGTCGTGACGCAGTAAATCCTGATGCACACGCAGCGCGTGCGCCAACGTGACTGTGGAAACCGTTTTGGATACGCCACCTTTCAGGTTTACGACAAAAATAACGTAAGGCGATTTGTGAATGTCGCGATATTTGGGAATCTTGCGGTGGGCATAGATATCAATGACGTTCTGGATGGTGAGCGCGTACTGTTCAACGTTACCGACCTGTTTCTTGTTGAACTGGTACCCATCATCTTCCATCTCTTTGATGGCCTGCTCCACAATGCGGCGGCTCAGCTTCGGCAACTTTGCCACAGCGTTACGAGTAAACGTCTGATAATACTCGGTCTGATTGAACTCTTTGCGCTGATCTTCGATATCCTGGCTCATGGCCTTCAGCAATGCGCTTGCACGAAGAGCTATGGTGCCGACACCGCCGTAATCGCGTTTCATCATCATCTCCTTATCGTTTCGTATAAGTGAATTGTACGTGTGATTCTGTTACGTGCAACTTTTTTTGATATGTGCGTTATTTATTGCACGTTATGAAATAGCGAAGGGGCTATTCGATGTGTGCTGGAGGGATGATGAAGGCCCAGAATATGCGATAGAGGGAAGTCGCATTAAATTATGTGTTGTGGAGGGACCGCAGGTATCAAATATGTGCGCTGAAGGGAAAGACAGAAGATTAGATGTGCGCTGGAGGGAAAACCGGATGGTTAGATGTGTGCTGGAGGGAAAGTCTGGGCAAACTGCGGGGCGCAGCCCTCCAGCGCACACCAAAAACAGGAAAATGGACAGGCATTCCCGGCAGCGCACATTTTTCAAATGCAGCTGCCCTCCAGCACACACTTATTCGGGAAGTTTCAGCTTTGGATTGCGAGAATGGACGATTACAAAACTTTCCCGGCCTTTCTTCTCAATTGAACAGTCGAGATAACCGATTGTTTTAAGCTGTTCTATCGCTTTCTTAATGATACGGTTTTGTTCGCCAACAGCTGACTGCAAAGCCAGGCGCTCGCGGATTCGCGCGAACGATAGCGGCAACGGGTTCTGCGGAAGGCTTTCGATGAAAGTGTAAATGGCTTGCGCAGCTTCTTTCTTCGGAAGGGCGCGCAAGGCGTGGTGCTGCAACAGGACACGATAATCAAGCTGGAACAGCTCCCACAGCTTCGAGTCGGCTTCCAGCTCGATCAGATCGAGGTCAGCATCGAAACGTCCGACCTTCAACAGACCAGTCTGGTAGCCACCTTTAGCATCTTTACCGCGCTTAAAAGCGATACCCTTGTTACGCAAGCGGCCAAGTGATTCATGAATGGTTAAACGCAGTTTCGCATCCAGACGTTTTGAGGGGAAACCACAGGCTTTAGCGAACTCCTGAAACGATAACTGGATGGTGTTTGAAGACAAGCCGTATTTGCTGAACGCGTAGATGACACCGATCCACGTTTTGAAATCAGTATCCATATCGAGTCGAGGACCGGTGATTTTAATATCATCGTAACCCTCGGCTTTAGCTATCTCCAGCTGGGAAAATGCTTTGGTGGCATCAATCTCTTTACTTTCTCCTTTGCTCTTTGATGGCTTCGGCACGAATACCCCCAAACGCATCAACGCTACAGGCTGCACAGTGTTGTTTGAATTAACTGTTAGTTCTTTTGCCTTACTTTCAATGTCTGCGTAAAGAATATCGGATATAAAAGATTGATTCATATTGCTTTTTCCGAATTATGTGGATAGTTTTTATCAGTGATGATAACTACCCAGGCTTTCCCGTCAGCACACATCCTATATCCCGCCAGCACACATTAGCAACCCGTCAGCACACATTTTTTTCCCTCCAGCGCACATCATTTTCCCTCCAGCACACATCGCGAAAGGCTTCTAAGCCAGACGGGACGCGGCCTACAACGATCAGGGATCTATATGGATCTAATTGGGATCTGTATGGACCTGATTATTGGATCTATCCAGTGGATAATGTGGATAAGTGAAAAACCGGCCAACGTAGCCGGTTGGAAGGGAGTCGTATTATTCTACGCTTTCGATGAGAAGACCATGTTCATAGCATTTAAGCTCATCGCCCTCGTACAGGAATTGGTATCCAATACCACCATATTCAGGCACGTTAGGGAACAATTCATCACTCGCCGAAGAACAAATCACACCAATGCAGCGATCAACATTTTCTCGTTCTTCAGTGCTGAAGAAATCCTCTTCAGTAAGCACTTGAGTACATTCCTCATCAGCATAAGTCGGGAATACATGCTCAATACAATCTGGGTGCTTTAAGCCCAGCTGATCAGCAAGTTCGAAGGCATGACGGAATTGTTCAGAACCTGGCTTGCCTACAGTGATTTGCTCAATTTTGTAGATTGAAGTCGCTTTGTTGATAGTTTGCTTAACTGTTACTTTATCAGACATAAAAATCCCTTTTAGTTACCGCTGATAGCGCGGTTGTAGTCATTGACGTTGCGATTCTTCCTGTTAATCCCCATCAGCATCGTTTCTGTATCGAGGATATAGGCTGGCAGATCATCAAAATATTCACTGCTAAACTCTGGCATCCTACACATAAACGCACTTTTGGGGGCAGGGTGGTTAACCTTTGTCGGCGTCGGCGTTAAATTCGCTGATCGACTCCCGGAGCAACCGCTGAGTGTCAGCAGGAATGCGCTGGCGAACACTACCTGACGCAACCAGTTGTTTCTGAACTTCAGCTTTTCGTTCCATTTGTCTGTCTGCATACTTCGCTTGTTCTGATTCATTTTTCACTTCCTGGCTGTGAAAATGTTGATCCGCTTTATTCATCGTCTCAATGGTCTGGTTAAGATCAATGATTGACTTATCGCGCTCCTTAACAGCCTGATCAAGGCTGCCAATTTTCTCCAAGGCTTGCTTTAACTGATAACGTTCCCATGCAAACCCAGCACCAACAAGTGCGCAAATCAGGACAAGAACACCAGCAACAGCAAGTTTCTCCTTCAAAGACAAAGCTGTTTTTAACGTTGAAAAAAACGACATTTCTTCCTCCTGAAGAAAAATTATCTGTGAAGTCCTTTGTTAAAGTGTCGCCTTGTTTAATTCATCAAGAACAGAATCAGGAACCAAAGCTGCGACTGCGCTGGCGGTGCTAGCCTTATTTGCTGATGCTTCCGCCAGCGCGGTTCCGATAGCATGGTTATAAGCAGTTATGGCTACGCTGGCGCTTTCCTTCGCTCGTTCATACTGCTGTTGCAATGCTGCTACCGGTACTGTTGTCTGGTCGAAAAAAGCACCAAATTGTTCAGTTGCTTCCTTCAGTGCTTCAACTTGTTGTTCTGTCAGTGCTGGAGGGGGAGTGACTGCGCCGCCACCTGAATCAGAGCCTGACGAGCTTCCTGAGCCTGTGTTAAGGGTCTGGTTAATGTCCCCCATAGCAGCGACTAAACTCGACGTATTAAGCGCATTTACAGCGTCCTCAAGCGATTTCGTTGTAGTCGCGTCGCCAATGGCAATAGAGATCGGCAGTTCTGAAACTTCTCGCTCATTAGCACGACAGTAAACATCCCAACCAATATCGAGTTGAAGGAGCATTGACAGATCAGCATAACCAGCCAACAGGTCAGCGTGCTGAGTTGCCAGCCCTCCAATATTCGTTAAACCGGTTGCGGTTGTTCTGATCGTTGAAACATAGCTGGTAATAGTGTCGGGATAGACAATTGTATCCAGAATTAATCCGGTCAATTCTTCTGCAAGCAGTTTTGCCGTGTTAGCACTGTTTCGTGCCGATGTTATGGCACCAGGTGTTTTCATCCCACCGGCGGCGACCAATTTTTTATATGCGGATAACTGGTAGTCTTTTTCCAGCATGATATCTCCTAACTTACCTGAACCAGGCCGTCTCCGGCTGCAACGGTAGAGCCGCATGAAACAGGATCACCAACGCATACGATCCCTTTCCCGTTGACGGTAAACCATGCCCTGGTTGATATAGCTTGCCCGCCGTGCGTGCTGTTCCCATCGGTATGCTGTGCATATTGCTTACCATCAACTAACACTTCGACTCCGTTGACTTTAAGTAGTGGTTCGCTCTCTACGGGAGGCCTGGATGGGAATCCTCCGTGCCCCGAACAAATGCTGTCTTTTGTTGCAATACTCGCCACATCACCACCAATTGTTTGCTCTAAGTTTTGTTATTTTAACTTAGGTTTATTGTGGCTTGAGTGTCATTGTTTTTGAGATTAATTGCTCTAATAAATATTGTTTTTTATGTCGTGTTTTCGGTACCATTCAGGCATCGCCCTTCAATGGGCATTAGTTAGGAGTCGTCAGATGCAGATGGAGCTAATAAGCCGCAAGGAGTTCGATAGTCGGGTAACTAGCGGTGAACTCGACAACTTGCAGGCTATCAAGGTGAAAGAAGGCTTTTGCCTCATTGGGAATCAGAGCGGAACAAATCGCGTTTTTATGCTTCGCCGTACGGATCTGAAGCCATTTGTCTGGAAGAACGAAATTGGTCCCAGCTCATACGCTCAAACGAGGGGGTGCCATAACCTGACCTTCTTCTACAAAGACGAGCTTTCTGTGGTTGATATTCAAGGGTTACAACATGTTTAAGCACTGGAAAAACATTTCTATTTATAAAGTTTCTCGTGAGGCGGATCTGACCGACTTAGAAGATAAAAATAAAATGATCCTATTCACGCCATGCGGTAGCCAGGATATGGCCAAGTTCGGTTTTGTATCGCCATTTGGTGATAATTCCGAAGTGATCGCTATGCATGGAAATGGCTTTATCCTTGTTGAAGCAAAGCGCGAAACAAAAATTCTTCCCTCGCCGGTTATCCAGCGAGCTATTCAAGAGAAAATTGAAAAACTTGAGCAAGAACAATCGCGTAAACTGAAGAAAACAGAGAAGGACTCCCTGAAAGACGAAGTTCTACATTCTCTTCTGCCACGGGCTTTTTCAAAGTTTTCTGTTATCCAGGCGATCTACGACGGTTCAACTAAACGCATCTATATCAATGCCAGCGCGCGGCAGGCAGAGGATATGCTCGCGCTTATGCGTAAGTCTCTGGGTTCTCTTCCTGTTGTGCCACTAAGTGTTGAAAATCCCATTGAGTTAACGCTGACCGACTGGGTACGTGATGCTAGTGCTCCACAGGGATTTCAAATGGGGGATGCGGCAGAACTTAAGGCAGTGCTTGAGGATGGCGGTATCGCCCGAGTGAAAAAGCAGGATTTGGGAAGCGATGAAATTTCCACACACCTGGAAGCTGGCAAGCTCGTCACAAAGTTGGCACTCGACTGGCAGAACCGCATTAAATTTACACTGGACCATAACTTCAGCCTTACCAGCGTCAAATTTGCGGATGAATTACTTGAGCAGAACTCTGATATTGATAGTGAAGATGTTGCGCAGCGACTGGACGCAGATTTCTTCCTGTTAACCAGTGAAATTTCGTGCCTGGTTGATGCTCTGGTAAATGCCCTGGGCGGAGAGGCTAAGCAGTGAGAGAGCTGTGCTATGGATCTGTTTGCAGTGGAATTGAAGCCGCGAGCATTGCCTGGGAACCGTTGGGTATGCGTCCGGCGTGGTTTGCTGAGATCGAGCCTTTTCCATCTGCCGTTCTTGCGCACCGCTGGCCCCATGTCGCCAACCTTGGCGACATGACAAAACTCGCCCAAAAAGTCCAGGCAGGAGAAATTGAAGCCCCTGATATGCTCGTCGGGGGTACGCCTTGTCAGGCATTCAGTATCGCGGGCTTACGTGGTGGGCTTGATGATGAGCGCGGCGCGCTAACTTTGAAGTATGTGGAGCTTGCAAATGCAATTGACGACAAACGGGCTGAGTCCTTCCTCAAACCAGCAGTTATCGTCTGGGAAAATGTCCCAGGAGTCCTGTCATCAGCAGATAACGCGTTCGGATGTTTCCTTGCCGGATTGGCTGGAGAAGATGCGCCATTCGAACCTGGTGATCGACCTGAATCACGAAAAAGTAACACGTTCTGGCGGTGGGATGTCAAAACCGGTTGCCATGCTCCAAAGTGGCCGCAGTGTGGTTGTATTTATGGACCGCAGCGAAAAGTGGCCTGGAGAATCCTTGATGCCCAATACTTCGGAGTGGCACAACGACGCCGACGCGTGTTTGTTGTCGCAAGTGCTCGAACAGACCTCGATCCCGCAACGGTACTTTTTGAGTTCGAAGGCGTGCGCCGGAATATTGCGCCGAGCCGAAAAAAGAAGGAAATCGCTTCCGCCATTATTGCAAATGGCGCTGCAATCAGTGGCGAAAGCCTAAATCCATGCCTACACGCTGACATGCCCCCCGGCATGAAATCGACGAAAGCCGTAAACGCTTTCAGGATGGCGGCATTTGGGGAATATATTGACGATGAAACCGCATCGACAGTAAAGGCAAGAGACTTTAAAGATGCCACTGACCTTGCCGTTTTTAGCAGCACAGGAGCAGGTTTTTGGTCAGAAGGGCATGGTACATTGCGGGCACGTGAGCAAGAAAGCCATGAGCATCTTGTTACATTGGCTTTTCCTGAGCGTATGAGCGGTACACAACATGCTGCAACTAAGAATACTTCACCATCTCTAATGGCTAAAAATCCAACAGCCCTTTGCTATGAAGTAAGAAACGCAGAAGTAGCTGTCCGCCGTCTTACTCCTGTCGAATGTGAAAGGCTGCAAGGTTTTCCTGATGGGCATACGTTGATCTCGACGGAAAAGCGTAAAAAAGTTAATTCAGATGAACTGGCATATCTTCGCAATCACTATCCAGATTTAAGCGAAGAAGAGGCCGCGATGCTTGCAGCTGACGGACCGCGTTACAAAGCGATCGGAAATAGTATGGCAATACCAGTAATGCGCTGGATTGGCGATCGGATTACTAAGGCTGCATGTCGGCAAAAAGAAGGGAGTGAAACAAAAGAGCGAAAGGTTAAACCAGCGGCAGAATTCGAACGGCCCATATTCAAATGGGCTGGTGGAAAATTTGGTGTTCTGGAACAGATCTTTCGCTATTTGCCAGAAGGGAAGCGCCTGATTGAACCTTTCGTTGGTGGCGGAGCTGTCTTCATGAATGCCGGATACCAGGAAAATCTGCTAAATGATGTGAATGCTGACCTGATTAACTTTTACAAGACTCTGCAACGCGAGGCGCATTCACTTATCACTCTGGCACATCGTTTCTTCCTGGACTACAACACCCAGGAGGGATTCCTGGCAGTACGGAATGCGTTTAACAAACAAGTCTATGATGATTTACATCGCGCAGCGGCGTTTTTGTTCCTGAACCGACATTGTTTTAATGGATTGACGCGCTACAACCAGGCCGGTGAGTTCAATGTCGGGTATGGGAAGTATAAGTCTACGCATTTTCCATTACAGGAGATGGAAGCCTTCCTCGGTGCGGAAGGGCGGTCTGAGTTTGTATGCGGTGATTTTGCAGCGGTGATTGAAGCTGCCGGAGAAGGAGATGTCATCTTTTGCGATCCGCCGTATGAACCGCTCCCCAATACAGAGGGGTTCACGAACTATTCCGGTCATGACTTTAAGTTTGAAGAGCAAAAACGCCTGGTGTCTCTGTTGACGGATGCTCATCGCCGAGGTGCAAAGGTTCTCATTACTAACAGTGGCGCGCCAAACATCAGAGAACTTTATCAGGACAGTGGCTTCAGAGTGGAACCTCTTTTTGCCAGACGTTCTGTGTCTTGTAAGGGAGACACTCGTGGTGTTGCTCATGACGTTATAGCCATATTGCTCTAATAAATTTATTAGTGTAATATCGCCTCAATGAATCGTGATTTATAGAGCGATTTAGCTGTTAGCCGCGACAGGCGCGGCGGTAAGCATGGCTGGGCCTAGTCTTCCCAGACAAACCACCGAGTTGCCAGGTTGACCATGCGCCTAAGTGGCAACACCGAAGTGCGTAACGAGCTTCCATCCAGTTTGCCCATCTTCGGGTGGGCGTTTTTTCAGGGTTTTCGTCATGGTTAGCGACTTTGCGGCGGTTTAGAAACTGACCATTAAAGTAAATGCAAACGATGATCTGATGATGGTAGCGGCCTAAGAAGCCTGACGCCACGGGGTATGAGTCGTCCCCCGTCAAAAAATCGACCGCAGAGTGTCCCCGTCTGTGTATTAGGGAACGGGGAGGCATAACAGGCAAGGGCGCTGGTTCGATTAACCAGATGAGCGAGAAGGGGCCATCTCTTTGGTCAGCGTCCTTACCTGTTACGTCCTTTTTCATTCGGCGTAACAGCAATTGCTTTTAGTAATTTGAGGATAATTTCTTACTACGGGTATATCCCGTCATGCTGAAAGCGCTAATCACGCTGGAAGCCAGGGTTATGCATCCCCTGTTACCGAATTGCAGCTAGGGCGCGGTGCGCCGAAAAGCATACGGAGGTGGAAGCCCTCGCCGGAGACGTACCCGGCAAGTGATGGTGTAGCTCAGCGGTTAGAGCGTCTGCCTTGTAAGCAGTGGGATACTGATGAAAATTTGTAGCAAATGCAAAGCACTAAAACCTGCTTCCGATTTCCATAAAAACAAAGGAAAGAGCGATGGCCTGCAAAATATTTGCAAGGTGTGCGCCAAGGAAAGAGATGCTCTGAGTTATGCAAGCAATGAATCAAGGCGCCGGCTTATAAAGTTAACAAGAACGAGAAAAACAAGCTCAAACCGTCAGTTTTTATCTCGTTATAAACGCTTCATCGGGTGCCAAAATTGTGGAGAAAAAGAACCTATAGTTCTGGACCTCCACCATGATAACCCTGGCGGCAAAGAAGGCGATCCTTCTAACCTATGTAGTCGATCTCGAAAGCGACTTAAGGAAGAAGTAAGGAAGTGCATTGTCCTCTGTGCGAATTGCCACAGAAAAGTCCACGCAGGTTTATTGGATATAAAGAAATAGCTACGGCGGTTCAATTCCATCAACCATCACCATATACCAATGTGATGATTCTGCCGGTACGACTCTGACATCTATTCCTCGAAACGGAGTGCACAACAGATAAGAGCATTTGTAGAGTTCGACTCTCTACCGTGGGCTTTTTCCCGCGATGTGCGCCATAGATGCTCTTTCCGTTGTGGCGAATGCGGCTGAGCGCACGCGGGGAGATGAAAAAGAAACATCTGTTGATTGCTGGTGACGTGCTGTTTGCCCTGGTTGCGCTCAGCTTGTGCGACCGTGACGGCCCGGCACCGGTAATCGTCGCTCAGCCATCCGCGCCGGGAGGGGGCCACTATTACGATAACAGCGGGGTCTTCAGCGACTTGCTGATGGGACACCTGATGAGCGGTGGTGGCTATGGACACAGCAGCAATATCAACATCACGCATCATACGACCGTCATTAAAAACTACCATCCGGCGCCGCGCTACAACGCCACCAGCGACCAAACGCTATTATGGCTCCAGCTCGTTCGCGCGCCGCTCAACCGTTACGTCGCCTCCGATGCGTTATATCCGTCCGAGCTAGAGCCGCCACTGATGGTTATGCCCCTCCATCGTGGGGCTGTTTATTTGCCGTAACACTCTTCTGGTTAGGGCTAATTGAGCCAACATCATTTTGCGTAGTGTTAACCTTTTCCCCTGGCACGGTTATATCTACCATTTTATAAAGTCCTTTTCTCAGACCTGTTACGGCATCACCGTTAAAGAGTCCCCATATTGCAAACAAAAGGCCTATTGAGAAGGCTGTGGCAAAAAGTTTTGGTACACCAGAAAAAAGAAATTTTAATATGGCAATCCCATAGACTTGGGCACATTCCCAAAACCCCACGGGTTTCTTTATTTGCTTGCTGTATTTTTCTGCACCTTTAACCAGCTGCTTTATAGCATTTTTGTTTGCCTCATCTTTCTCTTTCTGGAGGGCTTTGATTTGGTTTTGATAAATATTCTCTTGCTGCTCAAAAATTGTTTCTAACCTTGTCTGCAACTCGTTGTTGACGCCAGAAACGTATCCATCTAAAATTTCCTGTGCGCTTCTTTTAAATACTTGAAGCTGCCTCGGTGACTTGAGGCATTGATCGTGGTAGGCCGCAAGCTCAGCCTCAATCTCGTATTCTTTTTTACCGGCCGCGCGAGCGTTACGAGCTATTTCGTCCTTAAAACCTTTATAAACCGCATACGAAAGAAGCTGCTCAATATTATTTGGATCTTTTACCAGCTCAGTAAAAATCCATTTCTTTGTTTGCTGAGTCATGTTTCACCACAATAAAAAAGCCACTTCAAAGGAGCTTGTAAATATCACGTTGGTTACGCTTTTTTATTTTTACGAACCTGATTAAACGATTCTTGAATATATTCCCGCCCGCTGCTCTGTGATAGGACGGACATTGCTAATTGACGAGACAGGCTGGAAGCCTTTGCATCCCGTGCTGATGCAGCTGCTACTTTACGGACAGTTTGGCTATCGCCTTTACGACTAACTTCATTTTTTTTGCCTGCAATCACGCCTGCAACGGCAGCCTTTACAAAGGCCGTTTTGTTAGTAACAATTTTTTCCGCAGCGACCGTCGCCACGGCATTCTTCGAAATTTTACGAATTTCTTCCGGGCTGAGGGCTGGCATACGACGAACTGTGGTCATTTTTCGCTCCTCTTTACTTCTCCTCAGTCTAACATTTGCGAAAATATTTGTATATTTTTTAGCGCGCTTTATATGGGATTGTGGGAGGCGCTTTCAGGGCCAAAAATCATTATCGAATCAACCTTTATCCACAGTAACCTGTGCCGCCTTAATGGACAGCGTTCCGGCAGCCTCAATCCCCATATCGCCACCAGCCTTAATGTTTATATCATCGGCAGCCGAGATAAACGCGCCGCCCTGCGAGATAGCGAACAGCTCACCAGCCTCATTGAAACCGATCGTCGTGCCGCTGCCCAGGTGTGTGACAGACCAGCCGCCGCCAGCGTTGCGGATCTCCATAAGACCGTTACGCGAGTAAACGTAGTCTTTTTTGGCGCTGGTGGAGGGCATGGGTGGGGCACCGTCAACATCTGGAGGCGTGTAGCCGCTACCCTGCCCGGAGGCCTCCGGAGGGACGTTAGGCGCACCACCGGATGCATCCTGTGCATAGCCGATTATCAATGGCCATCGCGAATCCCCATTGTAGGGGAACTCTACCCATACTTTATCGCCGGGCAGAAATGGTGAAAACGTGTTTGCATTGGACAATATGGCTTCTGCCCACGGCAATGAGGCATCTGGTAGCCCATCCATCATGCCGACAACGCGTATTTGCGTACGCATCAGACCTTTAGGGTCATCGACGCTTACCACTACAGCCCGATACTTTCCTGTCAAACTACCCATTAACCACTCCTAACTGCGCACGGCTGACAAAACGGAAGCGGTCTTCGAAATGAGTCACGGACATCACTATCATTTTGTCGGGGATAGATTCATCGAGTTCTCCGTCACCTGCCGTGTTATGCACGACAATTTTCAGCGTGGTACCCGGAGTGAGCGCGGCATTTCCTTCCACCAGCATATCGAGGCGGGGGAGAATGAATTTGTTGTAGTTCGCCAGCGCGGTAGGATCGGGATTGCTCGTAAATTTAATGGGGTCTTCCTGGTTACCTGAGTAAACCACACCTTTGGTCATGTCATAACTGGCCATTCTGTAATTGTGGCGGCGCTGGTATTCATAATCGGCATTCAGGATGTTGAACTGACTAATTGTAAATCCGGATGTATTGGGATTGGCGGACTCATAAGTAAGCGATGGAGCGGCGTTTGCCATTTTTTCCATACTTTTAAAATTAATCGTCCCCCTGGATGCCCAGCACATAGAACCGGTATCCTGGGCTATCTCCTGCAATACCTTGGTCGGTTTTTCTCCAACATTTAGGTGGTATGTGGATGTCTTTCTGAATGAATCAGCATTTACCTTCAGACCAGGGGCAAGAGTGGAAACTACGGCTGATGGGGGCTTATCAACAAAATACTGTGCGCTGGTGGACGGAACTTTCAATAATCGCACCGGGTTACTAAACGCGTAAATCAGTACGGTATCGTCCTTGCGCGGCGCTTTAAGAACGAAGAACTCTTCCGAGAACAGGATGCCGCCATGACCTTCCGGATCACCAAGTGAAACTGTCAGTATTGTTCCAAATTTCACCCCCAGCTTATTGACCACGTAAGCCGTTGAATCCCTGACCATGAGCATAAGCTGGGGACCAGATAGCTCCCCAGGTTCGACATAGGTACATCCTACAATCATTTCGCGAGGAATTTCGTTCTGCCCAATTGAAACAGATTGCAGGAATAGCTGAGTGCGCTTTGAATCAGTTTCCGGGGCTGTGGTGGTCTTTGTGGCCATCTCATTCCTCCAGAATTTTCGCTTTTACCGTTATGGTGCCGGTGGTTTGCTGCATATAAGCCAGGATAGGAAGCTCCGCCACAACGGTGAGGTTCAATCCAACCGCGAACAGCCTGTTATCGGCGGTGCCGGTGGTCAGATCCTGAAATGCGATTGATTTTTGCCCTTCGATGTAACAGGTAACCGGTATCTCATAACCGCCGATATTGGCAATGTGAGTGAAAGATGCCTGCCCGAGGCTGGCATACATTCGTAGCCAGAATGCTAATGCAGTTGTAACCATCCCAAGAGATTCCTTCTCGACACTGGCGATCCATAGCGAATATTCCAGTGAGAAAGGGATAGTCGATACCAGGGCTTCAATCTCATCATTTTCATTGGTGACGTGTCCTTCATCGTAATTATCCCGACACAGTTCACCTTCATAAATTGAAAACGCGGGAGAACGAGACAGATTCACAAGCGGCATTGCCAGCTTATTTACCGGGCCAGAAGAGACTGTATCTTTACGCCCGGCGCGATCGGCTTCAAATGACGACAACCACTCCTTCACATCACTAAAAGTGCCGAGCGTTATGCGATCTCTTGGGGTGCGTTTCAGGAACTCCCTGAATGACTGGTTAGTGCGATCATTAAAGCTGACAACTTGTGAGTCGAACGCTTCGTTTAAAGCCTGTGCGAGCGCCGAATCAATGCCATCAATAGTGGCAAATTCCAGCTTGCCAGTTGGGGTTAGACCTTTTTTCTTAAAGATGGCCAGTAGCCATTCCTGATTATTCAGAATCACCGATGAAATTCCCTTCAAAGGCGCGTGAAGGCACGCAATAAAACAAACTGCCTACCCTGGCAGTGCCGTAATTGAATATTTTATGGATGTACCAGAAGCGGCGAATGGTTGTGCCGTCTGACAGCTGTTCCAGCCATTCGAGCATAGAACCCACTGGCACATTAACGGCGGCTAACCGAAGGATTAAAGCACTGTCGCTAATCCCTGTATTATCACTGCCGTCGTATAGCGCGTAGAAGGCGTCCATCTCATCCGGGCAGTCGAGGGCCGTTATCAGTTCTGGATCCTGATAGTCATATATGCGTTGGTTAGGTTCTATTATTTCCGATGCTGTTTCAGGTGCATTTTTGTCTCTGTAAGGTATTGCGCGATACAGAACCGCATCGAATGAGTCAGGGTCTAGCTTGATTGCTTTGAGCCAGTCCATCCGCACAAGATTATTAAATATTGCATGGCCTTCATAACGGTGGCGCACACCAGAGTCACTAAGCAGGCCGTGATCCAGATTGGGACGGTGATTGTCCTCCACATGATCAACAATATTACCAACGTTAACACCATCGGTTTCGATTTCAGCATCAATATCTTCCTCTTCAATCAGTTCAGAACCTTCGCCTGGAATATCCGGATCCGATTCGGTGTCCGGGAGGTTATCACCAGTCACTTGTTGTGATGGTTCTGTGTCCTCAAACATGTCATCAAAGAAACCAGCCATCGATTATCCTTTCCGTTTACGGGCTTCGTTAATTTGCGTCTCAAGAATGCTTCGCGCCTGCGCGGTGGCGGCGGCCTTGTCCATTCCCTGACTCATGAAAAACTTTATGAGGTTGTTCGCCTGCGTTTGCAGGGCTTTTTTGAGAGCGTCGGCTTCAGCGCGAGCCAGGGCCTCCCTCACCCGCGATGCTTTTAGTTCTGCATTCTTTCTGTTTGCCGTGGTGCGAGCTTTTTTTAACAACCTGCGAACGTTGTCGGTGGCGCTATCTTTGGCGCGTAGTTTTTTGCCTAATGCGTCCTGAGATTTCAGATACAGCTCATACTCACGCGCAGCTTTAGCCTGATCCGTCGTTGTTGTCCGGTTGCGCGCGAGCGATTTAGCCAGTTCGCCTTTGAAATAGGTTGTTGTCTTCCGCTTGTCATCGCCGAAGGCCACCTGTTCAGCTGCTTTTTCCAGGGCAATAATGATGGCCTTGTGCCATGTGGGAGACTGAAAACGCGTCATAGCGTGCAAAACATGTTTGCAGGCCACTCCAGTCAGATCAGGGTTGCGGATTTTGGGGAATGCATACTCTTTTGGCGGCGCGACAGCATAGTTACCAGCCGTGGACATATAGCGGAACCAGTATTGATGGCGTCCACAATCACAGTCGAAAGATACCCGGCCCTTGCAGAGTTCGGCAGCTATTCGGGCTTTTTTCGCTCCGTCTTCAGCAATATCCTCAACGGCTTTATCCCATTCCTCAAATCGAATTCTGACGCGGTGATGCTGGTGGACCGACTCATCCGAGGCATTAACAGATATCAATGCAAGGTTGTGTTTTAGCCCGAGAAATGTCGCGGCTTTTATCCCTGTGCCATCAGAAACTTTGTTGTTAGCGCGTTTTATATCAATGCTGGTGGACTGCGCCACCAGCTGAGCATAGGTAATGCCGGGTACCGTGCTCTTGAATTTGGTTTTATGAGCCTGCCTTGAGGTGTTGAAACTGCGTATATCTTCGGGCGTAAAGTAGGTGCCATCTTTCTTTTTTCCAAGATTGAGGAATGCGTCAAGTTCGCGGTTACGCATCCCCATAATCCTTGGGGTGAGTGTACGCCGCGCGTTTCGCCGATTCTGACGCTGCTGTTTACGGATAAGATCGAAGACCTTGTTAAAGTCTTTTGCACTTAATCCATCAGTCTGATAGCGACCAAGGTTGTCGCGAGCATATTCAGTTGGCATTCAATTCCCTTACGCAATGGATAATGTCCCTATTACCTGGCCGTCATATTGGAAATGGCGAATCATTTCGCGGACCCAGGTGGCAGGTGGGAGTTTTAATTTTTTGCCAACAGTCATGCCCTGAGATTCATCCTCAAGCCCGGCGGCGAGCGTCACTACCCAGCGTAGCTCTGCTATGCCCCACATACGGTAAGCCAGCAAATCCGGGCGGTATTGCTCATCGGGAAGAACGTAATAAATCGTCAGATTCTTGTCGTTCGATTCACACATAAGCATCACCTCTTTGCGCAGCTCTGCCCTGAGTATTGGATCGGCTATGTTGCGGTCGTCATACCGTGACAGAGGATATTGCTGGGTGCTTTGGGTTGTTGTGATTGATGTAGCCATAGTCAGCCTGCCAGAAATAGATGATGGTGATTCTACTGCTAGTCATTTGTTGAATGTTTAACTCAATAAAAGAAAATTATTAGTGCAATTTTGATTGTGAAATGTATCATTCTGCCCTTAAGTAGGTTCTTCACGAGGAAACAAAATTGGCAGAACGTGTTGATGATGCAGAGCGGAGCATGAATCAGTTAGAAGCTCTCAAAGACATGGCCATCGATAACATCAGAAAGCAGGCACAGGTCGTGAGCCAGGTATTTACAGGGAAGTGTCGGTACTGCAATGAACCGATTGAATCCGGCATCTATTGTGACGCTGATTGTGCGCAATGGCACAGGGAAGAGCAGGCAGCAAAACAGCGTAAATATGGCATGCGACCGGCAGAGTTTGACTGATTATGTTGCGCTTTACTGAGGAAGAGTTTCAGGCTTTTAGTGAACGTAGAAATAAGGGGTGGTCCAGGCCAAAAACCAAAAAGGATCCATTCTTATCGCTTGCACCGGCAAAAGAAGTTTCGCCACATGCGAAGGCGCTTGCAGCACTGGCAAAGAACCCAGACCTGCGCGACGGAAATTGCGAGCACTTCGAACAGGTTTTCATTTTTGATTACTTCGAACGCAAGCACCCTGAAATCTATGAGTTGTTGCATGCAACGCCTAACGGAGGGAAACGTTCAAAAGCAACCGCCGGGAAAATGAAGGCTGAAGGGCAGAAAAAAGGTTATCCGGACATGAGTCTCGATAAAGCATGCGGTATTTATCACGGTATGCGAATTGAGCTTAAAGAACCAAATGGTAAAGCCCCGACGAAAGAGCAGATCGCCTGGATGTGCAGGCTTAGAGAGGAAGATTACTACGTCGTTCTTGCGTATGGTGCAGAACAAGCGATTACCGCCATCCTGGAATACATAAGCCTTAAAAAGGGTGAGGCTATTGAGCATGTATTGAACGGCGATAAGTGGTTGTACGATGCGTAAAATAATAAATTAATTAGTGCATTTATGCTCTTTGAGATAGCGAACATTAACATCGGGAGAATAATCGTGTCATCCAAGGTTAATTATGAATCGCTGGCATCGGTCATGCCGCGTAATGAACAGGAAGCAGATGCTGTAGTGGACCCGGTAATCGCTGAAATGAATGCTCGCCTGGAGGCTGAATTTGCAGCTGAGAATGAACATACCACCCAGGGCGACTAGGACTGTTTTTTGTATCGGCAGCGGCCCATCACTCACTCGCGAGGACTGTGCTGCTATAGAAAAAACTGGCTGTTCAATCATCGCTGTTAACAATTCCTGGCAGATGTTCGATGACATTTATGCCTTATACGCAGGTGATTTGTCATGGTGGAAGCAATACGGATCCACCATACCGGGAGGGAGATTCCGCAAAGTGACAGCCAACCTGGCGGCGGCGAAATCATTTTCGTTGGAGTACAGGCGATATTGTGGACCGGCGGAAGGGGTAAATAGCGGCGCGCAGGCTATCAGTCTGGCGGCTGAATCGGGGGCTGAAGTAGTTGTATTAGTCGGCTATGACTGTTCCCTGCAAAACGGCCTTCATTGGCATGGCGCGCACCCTCAAGCACTACGGAATCCAACGCAGGTGTCAATTTCAAAATGGCAACAGCAGTTCCTGGACACCCGCAAAAAACACGCAGATTTACATATTTTGAATGCAAGTAGGAGCAGTGCAATTCAATGTTTCCCAAGAATAAATTTAGAGGCAGTGATCGCGTTATTATCGTCGGCAGTGGCCCAAGCGCCGCAAACTTTGTTGCGCCGCGCGGAGTGCCGATTATAGCGGTCAATGGGGCCATCGACTGGCTTAACCGCGCTTCTTATTTTTTCACCCTTGATCCATCACCAGACAATATGCGGCGTGTTGGTCGTGGGCGCCGTCGCCGTGGTGTTTGTTATTGCATGGCGCTTCCTGATGTTAAAGAACGTGAAGTCAGAGACGGCGTTCTGTGCTTCCGTCGTGTGGCTGAGCGCGGCACGGAGCCAAAAAATACGAATTCTCCCGAGTGGTGGGCGTGGCGCTGGTCCGCACATTTCGGTCTTTGCGAAGATGTGAATGAAATTGCCAGCGGCAATAGTGCATATGGTGCTCTAAACCTGGCTTTCCATATCGGATTCAAACATGTCGCCCTGGTGGGCGTGGACGCTACACAAGAACCACGCGTTCATTCCGGCGGCACGCCAAAAAATCTAAGTCACCTGCCTTTGTTATTCCAGTCAGCGCGTGAGCAGATTGACGTTGTTTCATGCGGGAAAATGGGAGGTATTCCGCAGATGACTCTTAAAGAATGGCTGAAGAATACATGATGGCACCCACAATTTATCACCGTATCGACGGTACCAAATACAGGAATGTCTGGGTTGTTGGTGATCTGCATGGTTGCTACACCAGACTGATGTCCGAACTCCATCGTGTGGATTTTGACCCTGCGCAGGATTTACTGATATCGGTCGGCGACCTTATCGATCGCGGCACCGAAAATGTGAAATGCCTGGAGCTATTGCAGATGCCATGGTTCAGAGCGGTCATGGGCAACCATGAGCGGCTGATGATTGATGCGTTAAGCCCTGATGGCAATGTGAATAATTGGCTAATGAATGGCGGACAATGGTTCTTCATGCAGGACACCGATCAGGAAATATTAGCCAGGGCGCTGGTGGAGCTGGTAAGACGACTGCCCTATATCATTGAGTTGAACACCGGGCAAGAAACTATCGTTATAGCCCATGCCGACTATCCGGATAATGAATATCAATTCGGTAAGGAGGTGCCGCTTTTCAACGTTGTCTGGGCGCGCGAGCGTATCAGTGATTCGATGGATGATATTGGTGGCGAAATTTCGGGCGCAGATCGTTTTATCTTTGGTCACACTCCGGTGAAAAGCCCGAAGACATTCTGGAATCAGCATTATATCGACACTGGTGCCGTATTTTGCGGAAACCTTACATTGATGAAAGTGAAAGGTTATGGTGCAGCATGAAGATTGCTTTAGTTCTTCGCTCTGGAGGCGACTATAACGCTTCCGATGTGCAGTGGCTGGTTAATCAACTGCCAAAAGGCTATGAAATTATTTGCCTGACAGACCTGAAGCGTTTACATGTACCTGGCGTCAAAGTTGTCCCATTGATCAACCAGTGGCAAAAGTGCCGTGGCTGGTGGGCGAAAATCGAGTTGTTCCGACCTGATATAACCGATGATCTGTTCTATCTGGATTTGGACACGGTTATTGCCGGTGATATACGCCCAATCCTTGAGAATCCACCAACCAGCTTCACCATGCTTAGGGATTTTTACCATCCACAATATCGTGGCAGCGGTGCCATGTGGATACCAAATAGTGTAAAAGCGCATATCTGGAGTGCATTCTGGCAAGATCCGGAAGGTTGGATTGCTCGTTGTGTTACAACTGAGTGCTGGGGGGATCAGGGGTTCTTGCGAAAGGTTATGGGCGATGACACACCAGCATTTCAGGATCTGTATCCGGGATGGTTTGTAAGTTACAAGGCCGATGTTGTGGAACCTGGTTCGAAATATGCAAGCGCGCGTTACTCCAGGGGGAATGGGGCATTACCAAAGGACTGCCGAATAATCTTTTTCCACGGCAAACCGCGACCTCGCGAAGTGTCAGAGGATTGGCTTCCACTCATTAGCGCGTTTTTTGAGCAAGAATCAGAATAATATTGCTCTAATAATTCCATATTTTTAAAACGTGATGTACACTCATCACGTTTTTTATTAGAGCAATCTACAAGGTGCACTATGTGGCCATTCCGACGGAAATATCACTACTGGCTGATCGCCTTTGTTACGCCGACCGGCGGTATCAGGCATGTCATCACCAGGTATCGCAACAAGAGACTCACCTTAGCCAGAATTTTACAGGCTGCCATAGGTGAGGGACTGGATACAAATTGCGTAGTCCTTCCACCTTCATATTTAGGAAAAATGACCGAAGCACAAGCTAATACGGAACTTTGAAATGAGCACTTCAGCACAAAACCAATCAATCGAAAATGTATCTATCCCTGACGTCCTGAATGCCGGTATCCCGGCCATTATCCAGAACATCCGGGCCGCGCAACGCCGCGTTAGTTGTGATGACCTCACAGCGCGTTTTTTTGATAATGCGGTTCAGTCAGCGGAGATGCTTCACGCACAGCTTATTGATGTTTATAACGCAGAAGCTGATAGCCATAACTCCCTGGTAGATGCAGCTGAAAATATGCAGTTGGATCTCGGTCTGAAGGGTAAAGAAATTGAAGAGCTTCAGCTGGAAATTGAACATTTGAAACGCCAGCAACAGGACGCGATCGAAGATGCGACGCATGACGCCAACCAGCGTGCTGATAATGCCGAACGTATAAGCATTGAGCTGGAAACAAAACTCAATGAAATGACCGCGATGGTTGTGCTGCGGAACTCACAGATTTCAACTCTAAAATCTCAATATAAAGAGATCATGAAACTTGATCCTTTTAACCTTGAGAAACGCTATAACAAAGCCAAAAGCGAGCGACAGGAACTGCGTAAGCAGATTGTCGACCTTAACCAACAGCTCAAAAAGGCTATTAAAGATGCAAGCGAGGCGCGCGTGGCATTTGCTAATAAAAAAGCAGAGGTTACCGAGCTGGTTAATGAAAATGCTAAATTTGCGACGCTCAAGAAGGAAATGTATGGCATTACTGAGCGCCGTTTCCCTGCAAGCAAACTCCATCCGACGTTAGGGCAAATATCCTTCTTCCCGCGCCTCCTGGCTTATGGGATCTCATCGCCTAAAGAGTTCAATAACGAGCGCCCTTATATCGTTTCTAAGCTGGACTTTGCTTATCAGTTCTGCTGTGACATGGGCTATGCCATTGATATCCGAATCAACGAATGGTTGATGCCAAACTTCCAGCCGCTGGCCATTTTCCGCGAGTTCCAGCCGGAAGGTTGGGTAGAGTTCTTCCATGAATTGATCTGTAAAGAGATGGAAAGCCGCCGCCCGGAACTGGTCCGCCGTGTCGAGTGGGCGCAAGAGGTTATGTTGGCAGATGCAGAGCTACCGTTCGAACCGGAATTCATTGATGAACTGGCAACTAAAGGGCTGCATACGTTGTTTGATGTGGTTACCCGCCGTCATGAACAGTTGGTTGTCGAATTGGGTTTAGAGGAAACAGCGGCAAGAAGACTTCTCGATGTTTGCTATGCACGTAGCGATGCATGGGAAAAAGAGAACGGCGGTACTATTTACGTTCGCTGATAGTTACAGTGTCACTTTTAATGCTGGTGGAGTGCGCCCACCAGCATTTTTTTCGTCCAATGGGGAGGGCATTTGAGTATTTTCAACAAACACGCACACCAGGAACGTCCGTACATCGTCATAGTCGATATTGATGGAACAATATCAGAAGCAACTGAAGACAGGCTGCATTTGCTTCCGCTGCTGGGGAAAGGAGCATTAATATTGATATGGGGCACGTTTACACAGTCTGGTTTGTAACCGGGTGCTGTGAGAACGCCAGGGATAAAACACGAGCCTGGTTGCGGAAAAAATAACAAACGTAGCCGAACTGTGCGACGGAGATGACAAAAGGAGGGTTACAAAATAAATCGGCTCAATAGACATTATCTGCAGTGGCGAAAGCTGTTTTGATACGGATATTGATGACGCTGATATTTCTGAATGGGGATCTCGGTGTCAGGTGCGAATCTATTATCTCCATTAAATGCCTGCTAGTCAGCAGGCATTTAATCTTCCTATTAGCTTTCCGTTCATGCCTGGCATTTGCCAGTATGCCGGACATCATTTTTCGTATTCAGTTTGCGGACTGAGTTCAGCATCTACCCACAGTGTCTTCGCTCCCCGTTGTGGCGGGCTTCTTCTAATTTTTCCGCTGTTTACCAGTTGTAAAAGATAATGCCTAGCCTGATAGCTGCTTATATTAAATTCTTTAGATATAGTAGGTGTGTTTGTAAAGTTTTTTAATTTAATGTACAGATATATTGAATCCATCATGAATTCATTACCTTTCATATAGCTTTTATCGATAAGTATTATTAGTTATTCTTTTTATGGCCTTTAGTATATTTAGTCTTTTTTGTTTGCTTTTGATCTGGGTTAATAAAAGGTGCATTTTATAAACTTTTTGTTTTTTTGATTTTTAATTTATTTTATATTGCCCACAAAGTGTGCTACCAGCATAAAATTCTGAATTTTATTTTCAATGTAGCATAATATTCATGATATTTGATTTTTTTAGAGTTAAAGAACGTGTAATTATTTGTTTTCAGATTAAAAAACCTCTATTACTATCACGCACCGTAAAGGCTATGTTTTCGGCGAATGCTTATTACTTAAGATATTTATTTAAATGCAACAGCGACGGGAGTAATCTGATGCAGCAAAGAGATACTTACCTTCATGGGGAACAAAGGCAGTTATTTCTTAGCAAGAAAAATCAGTGTCTAGCGATAGGAAAGGTTCCTGAAGATATATTCTGGTTGCTAGTGGAGATGTCAGCCATACGCAGTCAAGGCATCATAAAGGCATTGTATGACTATCTTGTTCTTGGTGATTCGAGAAAAGTTATCTGCGAGCGATACAATGTAAATAATGGATATATAAGTACCAGTTTATCTCGTCTGGAACGTATGAATGAAATGATAAAAGAAATTATACCGCACCATGTAAAATGGTATGTGGGCACCAATAATTACTGTGAATGCTGCGCGCGTGCTATATGAATCAGAGAAGGACTGTCTATTCATAGATAAAATAATATCTATATAGGCATTTCTGCATGTTATAAAAATTGCACCTATAGCAATTGTGTTGCATATGAGGTTTAAACTGAACTTCATATGCAACACGTTTGTTATATGTGTTGGTAAACTATCTTTTTCGTTTATAAGGAGGCGTTAATAAAAAAGTCGCAACTAGGTATTAATTTTTTTTCACTATGTATCGGTTATGTGGCCTTGATGATAGTGAAAAGTCATGGATAAAGCTGCCAGTAAATAATTATACAGATAACAAATTCTCAAAATATTATCTCATTGAGGCTTCAACTGTAGCTGGTGCGGTAATTTACTGAAGGTATTTATGAATAAAATATATAAAGTGATATGGAACCACAGTACTCAGCAGTGGGATGTGGTTTCAGAACTTACAGGTAACAAAAAAAAATGTAAATCTGCTCGCTTAAACCTGGCGTTAGCCGCTGCTCTTTTTACCGGAGCTATGGCGGTTAATTGCAGCAGCGCATTCGCGGATATTTCTCTTGATACGGCATGGCGTCCGGCACAGAACAACAACCTTGTTGGGGCCGAGACTGTTAACGGCACGACGGAAAATATCATAGGGCCGACATCGGTCGTTTCTGGTTCTTCTGGTCTCGTTAGCATGACTGTTGATGAAGCAAAAGCAGAGGGATACATTACGGCTGGGGATGATCTTACCGGATTATTATATATTGACACAGGCGGAAGAACCAAAGCCCTTCAGTACTGGGATGCTGCGACCGGCGCGTACAGAACGGTACAGGTATATGACAATGACGCTTTTTCTCAGCGGGCTGCAGGCTCATCTGCGAATGAACTCATTTCCGGTTTTGCGCCTGATGCTGATTTTTTCTATAAAACCCGTTTTGTTACTGTAACCAATGGTGGTACGGCCAATATTGATGTTGGCGCAGATTTTATTGGTCGCTATTTCAAAGATACTCAGCTCGCTGTTGCTGATGGAGCTGGATCAACTGTTAACTGGAATTCTGAAAATGAGTTCTACTTGCAGGCCGCAGCAACTTCTACAAACGGGCTCACATATACCACTACAATTGACTCAAAAGCATATGCTGGCACATTTACTGACTGGCAGGGACAACAGCATCAGGTTAATTCACAGGCAGACTTACAGCAATATAATGATTATCTGACTCAGGCGATTGTTGACGGTAAGCTGAGTGCCTCTCAGTATGAGACTGAATTTAACAGGGCTATTATAACCACCACGCATACGTATGATGTTGATCGTACTGCAGGGGGTAAAATTGATCCTGCTATATATCAGGCTGGTATCGGAACACTTGCTGTACTTGAAGCTAGAAATGGTGGAACTGCACGACTCAGTTCAACCGGCAAATTAACAGGCATATTGCCGAGTGTTGGTCGTGGAGCTGGTATCATTGCTCGCTCGGGCGGTACAGGTATCAACGAGGGTATTATAGATGCTACAGGTATTGCGATGCGTGCATACGGTAACAGCACCATTGTTAATGATGGCACTATCTATTCAGGGATCAACAATTCTAAACACGGACGACATGGTGAGGGAATGGTGGCAATTGATGCCGATTCCCTCGCAATAAATAATGGTGTTATTAATATCCGGCCATATAAAGTTGCAACAGTTAATCAGGATGGCATCAACACGGCAATGCTCGTGGCTGGTGGCGGTGAAGGAATTAATAATGGCACCATCAATATTACGGCGGATGCTTCAGTTATTGACAGTAAGGGACTAACCCGGGGGATCAGTGTGGGTGACGGAGGTTCCTTTACCAATGCATCCACTGGCAAAATCACCGTCGGTGTGGCTGAAGATGGCAGCGCAGCGCATTCAGCTGTCGGCTCTGTTGCGGTTGAGGTTGCGCAAGGGGCAACCCGTGTTATTAATGAAGGGACAATTCTCCTGGGGGAAGGGGCTCAGGGGAACTACGGTATTTCAGCATCGAACGTCGGAGCAGTAAATACAGTCATCAATAAAGGGACTATCACAGTTGAAGGGCATGACAGCGATACACCTGCACTGAATGTCGGCATGTTTGCAAATAACAGCACCGGGCTGAAAAACACCGGGGTTATTAATGTGAATGGCCTGAACAGTGCCGGATTACAGGTCATAAACGGAGGCCAGATAGCGTCTGACGGTACTGTAAATGTTGGTGGCGTGGATATCAGTAGTGGTTTCCGTAACTATGGTGCATGGGTGGAAGGCACCGGAAGCCGTGTTGATATATCCGGCGAAATTAGCCTTACTGGTGACGGTGCAGTGGGGGTTTTTGCCAAAGATGGCGGAGACCTGACCCTGTCAGGGAATGGTGCGGTGGTATTCGGTGGCAGTAACCAGGTGGGGTTTTATGTCTACGGTGATGGTTCCACCATTCATAATACCGGGAACAGTGTTATGGATGTTTCCACCGAAAATTCAACGTTATTCCGTATTGCCAGCGGGGCGGTATACCGGGGGGGCACAGGGGCATCCTCTGATCTGACGGCATCCGGTAAGAACTCGTATGCGCTTGTTGCCACTGGCAGGTCTGACACAGGCACTGCCTCAACCGTAACATCCGGAGGGATGACCATCAACCTGACGGGAGAGGGGGCAACTGCTGTCCTGGTAGAGGGCGGGGCACAGGGCTCAATTGACAGTAATGCCACTATTAATATGGATAATGCCAGCTCGATTGCCGGTATTGCGGATGGCAACGGATATGATATTTCCGGCAATCTTATTAATCCAAAAGACAACACCACATTATTAACAGCAGGTGCTCAGCTAAGCTCTTCTCAGGATAAAGTAACCGGGTATATCGCCCGCAATGGGGCAACCCTGAATAATACAGGTAATATCACCTTTACCGGAAAGAACACGACCGGTATTCGGGTTGAGGAAGGCGCTGTTGGCACCAACAGTGGAAATATCATCGTTCAGGATGGCGGTGTGGGATTACTTGCCCGTGGCTCACAGGAAGCCACGACCATTAATAACACCGGCAATCTGGTCCTCAGCGGGGGGGATAATGCCAACCGTACTACCGGGATTAAAGCTTCCGGTGCAGCAACAACGGTTAATATGACCGCCGGCGAACTCGTTCTGGAGGGACAGGGGGCGATTGGCGTTGAGGTCAGTGAACAGGGAACGGTGAATCTTGAGGGGACAGCCATTCCGAAGTTTGCTGCTAACAATTCCGGCATTACCGATCAGATTGCTTTCCGTATTATCGGAGATGGTGCAGTCATCAATACGAAGGTTGCACAGGGAACGCTGCTGGAAGCCAGTGGGCAGCGGTCAGTGCTCTTCCGCATTGAAGACGGGGCAAAACAGACTGGCTCTCTGCTGATGCAAACCTCCGGGACAGGCAGCCGGGGGATCTGGGCCACCGGTAAAGGCAGTGATGTACAGGCGGAGGCCGGCAGTGATTTCCGGATCCTGGGGGACCTGGCTCAGGGATTGTATGTCACTGGCGGTGCAACAGCGACCCTGAAACAGGGGATATCCGTTGATCTTGTGGGTGACGGGGCCGTTGTCGCGGAAGTGGACGGTAATGAGTACGCTCTGGATGGCAGTATCACACAAACGAATACTGGCTCGGTTATTACCAATGAGGCAGATATCTCTTCGCCGCTGAATAATGCCAAGGGCTTTATTACGCGTAATCAGGGACTGTTGATTAACAGCGGCAACATTGATTTCACTGCCGGTACCGATAATATCGGCGTCTGGGTTGATAACGGTCGCTTTGAAAATACGGGAAACCGTATTGCGGTCAATGGTGTTGCTTTATTTGTTGAAGGGGCACAGTCTCAGATTACCAGCACGGGAGGGGATATCGTCGCTGTGGACGGTGAGGCTGCCATTAAGCTGGGGGCGGGCGCGTCACTGAACCTGGCAGGGAGTGGGCTGGGAACGATTGAGGGCCAGAAAAATGCACATGGCATCCTGCTGGATACAGGGACTGTGGGGCTGGTTATTGATGGTGCGAAAATTAATGTGAATGCTGCAGGTGCGGTTGGTCACGGGATTGAGAACCGTGCAGAAATCGAAGGCATTCAGCTAACCAGTACGACTGAAATTAATGTGGCTGATGGCATTGGTGTGCGTACTTCAGCTTCGCTGGCTAAGGCCAACAGCGGCACTATTAATGTAGACGGCAGTGGAATTGCACTGGCGTTCCAGAAAGCTGACGGAAGTGAAACCGATAATAACCTGGATATGTCTGACTCCGGCGGATTAGTCATTAATCTGAAAGGAACAGGGGGGACAGGCATTCTCGCCAACACCGGAGACGGTGTCAGCGTGAAAAGTGGTGCCAGCGTTAATGTCATGCAGGCTGATGGCGGCTCCGCTCTGGTGGTCAACAATGCGGCTCGTGAAGTGATCCAGAGCGGTAATCTCATTTCCGCTTCGCTGAGTCATGCTGTAGTGGATGCATCAAAAGCACTGTCCTTTACCAATAAAGGACAGATTAAAGCCGCGTCCGCCGCCGGGAATGCAATGTCGTTTGATGAGGCCGTGAATACCACCGTACTGAATGATAGTGGTGCTGAAATTCAGGGGATTGTGGCCCTGAATGGGGGAGATAATTCATTTACCAATAAAGGCAGTATTACCGGAACCGTCAGTGCAAAAGATGGCAACAACACATTGTTATTTGATGACGGCAGCACACTGACAGGCGAGGTGACCGCCGGGAACGGCAATAACAATGTAACGCTTAACGGCAGGACGCATGTTGACCTGGTGATTGCAGGTACAGGACAGAATACCTTCACCATTAAAGGTGAAGGGGCAACCTGGAATCTGCTGGATGGCGGACTGGGGAATTCTGATGCCCTGATATTTGACAGCGCCATTCATACGCTGGACTCTGCTGCAAAGCTACAAAACTTTGAACATGTCGGGCTGAAAAATGGTTCCGTTGTCACCCTGAAGGAGGCACTGGTGCTAACTGACGGCGGTGCCGGCGCGGGCTCTGTCGATATTGAATCGGGCAGTGAACTGAGTATTACCCCTGCCGTTGCAGGCGACTTTACCTTTGATCCACTGTTAACGGGCAAAGGCACGCTGTCCGCTCAGCTTGATGCCGACACCTCTGCTTTTGAATTCAGCCATAACGTCGGGGATCAGTTTGCCGGCACCCTGAAGCTGGGCACCAGCAGTTTTGCGCTGGAAGGGCTGAATACGAAGGGGTTGACCCATGCCATGTTGATGTCTGAAACCGGGAATATCACAACGGTTGGCTCCGGTGTTCAGCGGATTGGCGGCCTTGGGTTCAGTGGCGGAACACTGAATTTTGGTTCTGTCAGCCCGGGAGATATTGTTGCCGGCAACCGTATTGAAACCTCTGCCTCAGGTACGCTGGATCTCCGCGGTCAGGGCACTATTCAGGTCACCATGCCGGTGGTGGTTAATGATATTCCGGTGGTTGATACCCGTAAGAATCTGCTTGAGCAGGACGATGCGCAGACCCTGGTCAAACTGGTGGATGCTAAGGGAACCGTTACCGGCACCGGCGGACAGTTGCAACTGGTGGATGAAAATGGCCAGGTCATTTCTCACAGTCAGACGTTCGATGTGACTCAGGGCGGTGAAGTGGTGGCCCAGGGGAACTATGACTACAAGCTGCTGGGAAGTTCCGACGGTATTAACGGTGATGGGCTGTATATCGGCTATGGCCTGAAATCGCTGAATTTGCAAGGGACAGGTGATAAAGCGCTGGTGCTGACCCCGAGAGCGAACGCACAGGGGCTGCAGTCAGATCTCGGTGCTCAGTTAACGGGAACAGGGGATCTGGCGATAGACGCTGTGGGGCAGGTTGTCACACTGTCCAACGGTGGTAATAACTACACCGGTGATACGCTGGTGCGCAGCGGCACACTGCAGATGGCAAATGATAATGTGCTTGGCGCTACAGGTAGCCTGAACGTTGCCAGCAATGCCGTCTTCAGAACAGACGGATACAGCCAGACGGTTGGTGCACTGCAGACAGAAACGGGGGCGCACATTCAGCTTGATAGCGGTAGTGTACTCACGGTCAGCGGCACGCAGCGTCAGCCGGGCGATGATAATGGTGGCATCATTGAAAACAATGTGCTGACCGGAGACGGTACGCTGGCTGTTACAGGCAGCAATCTGACGGTACATGGCACCAATATCGGGTTCACCGGTAATGTCAGCCTTACCCGGGGTTCGCTGGTTGAAATGAACGGCGCACAGGGGCTGGGAAGTCTGGGGACCGTCAGCTTTGAAAGCCTGAATGACCGTCTGGCGATTGATATCGCCGACGGTAGCGGAGTCAGCAGTAACCTGAGTAAATCGCTTTCCGGAGAAGGTTCAGTGGACATACTGAACACGACTGATCTGACGCTTTCCGGGGATAACAGTAATTTCAGCGGTAAATTCCGTGTGCAGAAAGATGCTGCTCTGCGGGCTTCAGATGAAAAACACCTGGGCACCGGGCTGATTGACAGCGAGGGTGTCACCTGGCTTACTGCCAGCGACAGCTGGTTGCTGAAAAATGACATTACGGGTTCCGGTGCGCTGGTGAAACAGGGGGCGGGTAATCTGATCATTAATCATGAGCTGGCTTATACCGGTGATACCACTGTTGAGAACGGCGTCCTGATTGTTGGTGATGATTCTGTCACCCGCGCCGCTGATGCGACGCTGTCAGGCTCCGGAAATATTCATGTTCTCAATGGCGGCACACTCAGTGGGCAGGGTACCGTTGCAGGTCATGTTAATAACCAGGGAACGCTGGCATCACTGAATGCACTTTCAGGCTATGAGAACGCAGAAGTAAGCAATTTTACGGTTGGCTCACTGACCAATACCGGCGTCATTCGTCTGGCCGGTGGTAAGACAGGAAATACCCTGACCGTAAATGGCGATTACACCGGTGGCGGTACGTTAATTATCAATACCGTGCTGGGGGATGATACCTCTGCCACTGACAAACTGATTGTCACGGGTAACACTTCCGGCGATACCGGCGTGGTGGTGAATAACGTCCAGGGCCAGGGTGCTCAGACCGCTGACGGCATTGAGATTGTGCATGTCGGTGGTCAGTCTGACGGTAACTTCAGACTGGAGAATCGTGCTGTGGCCGGGGCATGGGAATATTTCCTGCATAAAGGTAATGCGGGTGGTACCGACGGTAACTGGTATCTGCGCTCTGAATTGCCGCCGGAGCCGGGGACAAAACCGGAGACAAAACCGGAGACAAAACCGGAGACAAAACCAACACCGGATAAACCTGTGCAGAAGGTCTATCGCCCGGAGGCTGGCTCATATATTTCGAACATTGCGGCGGCTAACACGCTGTTCAACACCAGAATGCACGATCGTGAGGGGGAAACTTACTATACCGACGTGTTTACTGGTGAGAAAAAAGCAACCAGTATGTGGATGCGTCATGTTGGCGGTCATAATCGCTGGAAGGACAGTAGTTCACAACTGAATACGCAAAGCAACCGCTATGTTGTGCAACTGGGTGGCAGCATTGCACAGTGGACTGACGGTCAGGAGCGTCTGCAGCTGGGTATTATGGCCGGTTACGGGAATGAGAAGAGCTCCACGACATCCTCGGTTTCGGGATATAAATCTAAAGGCTCGATCAGTGGTTACAGTACCGGTTTATACGGAACGTGGCAGCAGAATGACGGCAATGACACCGGGGCTTATGTTGACACCTGGGTCCAGTACGGCTGGTTTAATAATACCGTTAATGGTGAAAAACTGGCGGCGGAGTCCTGGAAATCCCGTGGATTTACCGGTTCAGTGGAAGCAGGTTATACCTTCAAAGCCGGCGAATTTACCGGCAGCCAGGGAAGCCACTATGACTGGTATATTCAGCCACAGTCCCAGCTTACGTGGATGAATGTAAGAGCCGGCGAACATAAGGAGAAAAACGGCACGAAAGTTCAGCTTAACGGAGACGGCAATATCCAGAGTCGTCTGGGCGTCAGAACTTACCTGAAAGGTAAGAGTGCGTCTGATGACAATAAGGCGCATCAGTTCGAGCCTTTTGTGGAGGTTAACTGGATCCATAATACACAGGACTGGAGTGTCAAAATGGATAATACGGTACTCAGTCAGGACGGAGCCACAAATATTGCTGAAGTCAAAACGGGTGTTCAGGGTAAATTGTCAGACAACCTGAATATCTGGGGCAATGTTGGCGTTCAGGTCGGCGATAAAGGGTACAGTGATGCCCAGGCAATGCTGGGTATTAAATATACATTTTAATCACACAGTGGCAGGAGGATCCCTCCTGCCACATCCGGGTAGTCATAATGAGTTCTGTAATGAAATTTTCTGTTGCTAATGCAGTATTGTTGCTGTTGCTGATTGGATTTACTGGTGTTATTTATATGAATAAATCAAAAGAAATTGCAGTTGTTAATATTGATGCTGTTTATAATCAGTCTTCTGCCGGAGAACTGGCCAGAACGCATCTGAGTGAAGTTAAGATTATTCTTGAAAAGGGATACAAGGATGCGCTAAAAGCATTCGCAGATAACGAAAATAAAGATGCACTGCTTCTTGATGCCAGACAAAAACTGGAGAGGCAATATGTTATCGAGGAGCACAATGCAAAAATGGTGTTATCCCGTGTAATAGATAATGCCATAAATAACTGGAGAAAAGATAACACAGGAAATATTGCTGTGTTGTCTTCAGGTGTTGTGCTTGCACATAACGATTCAGCTGATATCACAAAAGAAATTATGGCTCTGGTTGAAAAAGAACATCTGGTTTTTAATCGGTTGCCTAAAGTGGAAGTGAAAGCTCAGGAGGAGGTAACAAGTAAAGAGGGAACAGAAGAAGATAAATAACCATTAGTTCCCGATAACGTTTGTTGAGGCGATTCACAAGCCGGTATCTGTTATCACTCAGATACCGGTTTATTGTTGGGGCCGGGTATAATCCGGCAACAGCGTCAAATATCAGGAGGAGGAATGCTGGTTAGGTAACTTTATCATCTTCAGTCTCAAATTCTGATAAATGACAGGAATATGCGGCATGCATTACTTAACGTATACCATCTATAGCTAGATGAAAATTTATCTTTGATGTGGGGATTGACATATGGAAATGAAAAAAAACATTTGCTATATAAAGAGTGAAATAAAAGAACATGATATTACTGTTCACTTATGGGCATTTGCATCGCTGACAAAAACTGAGTGTGATGTTCTTGAGTTAATAATGAAAGGGTATAGTTCTACAAAAATATCACACCTCCGGTCTCGTAGTAATAAAACTGTATCGTCACAAAAGAGGCATATATACAAAAAACTTGGTGTCCGAAATGATGTTACATTCTGGATTGATATTTTTTTGTCACCAGCGATAAGAACAGTTTTTTACCGAAAAGGGGAGGTTATTAACATAGAAAATGAAATTTTCGGAATGTCCGGTGATTCATTTAAGCTTTTGAATAAGTCACTGAACACATCACTGGACAAAAAGTGAGTATTAATAATTACTGCGGTATCAGTTTAAAGACGGGGTAATTAATCTACTGGTTATTATATACACGCCGGGTCAGGCCGGCGCGTTCCTTTTTTGTATATGGATTTTCTATTTGTGTATAAGACCCATACTTATCACGTGTTTGTGGATTAAACCTCTAAAGAGGTTAAGCACTAGCAAGAAGGACGATGGTGGGCAGCAATGCTGTGTTTGGCGTGATTACTTACATCATCAATGATGCCCGGAGTGGGGAATTTGACGATTGTCCGGTGATATAATTTGATTGTATTGACAAACAAGCCATCCCCTTTTATATTTCCTCATGGCAGCAAAGGCTGCGTAACCGCCCCGGCGGCTCCGGGCAATAAAGGAACCCCTTATAAAACCGATGATTAGAAAAGATTTCTTCTGCGCTGTTAAAGCCCCCTTATCCGGTATAACTCATAATCTATATTTGCCCTACATATGGGGATTTTTGAGGTGAGATATATGGAAAATAAACCACGCGATCCGCGAAGCCTAAACGCCCTTAAAGACAAAACGCCAGCAACAGCACAAATACAAATGAGGGTAACGCCAGAACGCAAAAATCGCTATGTGCGTCAGGCGCAGACAGAAGGAATGAAGTTAACAGACTGGATCCAAAAGCACATGGACGAGGTGTGCGACAGTGCTGGTGCTGCGGAGTAAATTAATGGCACGCAAATACAACAAATTGTCCCGTGAAGCGTTAAAGATGCTTCTTGATGGCGTGAGTCGCCGCAAGGTAAAGCAATACCTGGTTGGTAAGCAAATTGGTGCCAGGACCGCTATTGCTGTGTTATGCCGTCAGGAAATGGTTGTGCTTAAACAGAGAATGCCGGGCAGCAGATAAAGCCCAATCAGTGATTAAAGGTGTGATGTGAAAGCCGTAATTACTCCCTTTGTACAGAAAGAGCTTGGCCTCGCCACGTTCAAAGTGGATCAGGAGGTCAGAAAGCTGGTGGAGGCTGGCCGTAAATTTATTATGGAGCCGGTGCCGCGTGAGTTAATCGAGCACATGGAAGACGGCCTCGTTGTTACCGAGCAAACCATGGCAACAAATGAGGCGTTGCAGCCGTTTTTTAACAGCGATGAACTGTTTCGCCGTATTGGTGGAATTGACGCGCTGGTGGCGTGGTTGCGTAGGAAAGAGGGTCAATGCCAGGCCGCAGATCGTAGTTGGTGTGACAACCATATTGTCCACGCTGAACGAGACAATAGCGCGGTGTTGTTGTGCTGGCATCACGATAACCATTACCGGATGCGTGGTTTTAATGAGCTGAAAGAAACGCTGCATAATAATCGCGTTAACTGGATACTGGATGTCGCCCGTCAGGAAATGGGGCTTTCAGATGGGCATGATTTAAGTATTCAGGAGCTGTGCTGGTGGGCTTTCATGCGCAACATGATCCACCTGATGCCGGAAGAAGTCTGCCGTATATCAATAAATAAGATGAAGGCTGCAACGCAGGATAGCGGACCTCTGAAAGAGGCGGATATTCGCCCGTATGACGATCGCGCTACAGCATATATTCAGATGATGGAAGAACGTGCCGTGCCGATGCGTGCAAAAGTATGCCCTGTGGAAGTTGACTCCGACCCTGGTATGGCGCATTTCAAAATACCAAAACTGCAATCGCTAAAATTGCCCGAATACCTGGACTTTGTTGCTTCTCGCCCATGCTGTGCGTGTGGAGCTGGCGCTCACATTACGCCTTATATCGTTCGTCATAGTCGATTATGCGCGCATGACATTTACGCAATTCCGCTATGTCAGTCATGCCAGCGTGATATTGAGCGTGACCGCGATGATTGGGAGAGTAAGCATGGTAGGCTGGCGATGCATCAACGATTGTTCTTTGATTACGCGCTCGGAGTAGGCGCTATCACAAGTCACTCGTCGAACGTTAGATAAAATTGCTCTAATGTATTGCTATTTATTCAATCGAGGGTATTATATTCCACGTTGATTAGTTGACATGGGCTAATCAGTAGGTGACAGGATGTTACTTAACTGGCAGGGACGCCAATTCATGGAAATAAATCACTCACGAATAACATCGTACGAGATTGCGGATTACATGATCCGCACTAAATCTTTTCTATCAGCGAAAGAACTCGCAGCAATCCTTGAAAAGGAATACCCGCACCTGGATGTCGATAAGCGCGATGTTTATCTGCGCTTAAAGGCTATTGCGGTGTCTAAATATTCGTCTGTTTTGATTGATGACAGTACACGCCCACGTAGATTTCAGATCCACTCTCTGAACCCTGAATTTTTTCGCCGCAGCCGCGCGCCGCGCCGGTTTGATGAAAAACTCCAAAACGAACTCTATATGACGCAGGACGAAAAGGAACGTCGTGAACACCAGCCTTGGGTAATGGCGCGTCAACTTTTCAATAAGGTGGCCCGTCAGCACCGCCATTACGGCAATGCCACTTCAGCACGTATCTGATTGATTGTTTGCCCGTTCCGGGCCTTTTGACATGTGACTTTCGTTACCCTCGCGTCAAAAAGAGTTTTATACGAAAGGAAGCATAAGTGACCTGGGACGATCACAAGAAGAATTTTGCTCGCCTGGCGCGAGATGGTGGTTACACCATCGCACAGTATGCCGCCGAGTTTAATCTCAACCCAAACACAGCACGACGTTATCTCCGTGCATTCAAAGAAGACACCGGAACAGCGGACAGCCGTAAGCCAAATAAGCCCGTCAGGAAGCCACTGAAAAGCATGATCATTGATCACGCTAATGATCAACGTGTAGGTGATCACATTGAGGATGAAAGAGCGGAAAAACAAAGAGTTAATGCTGTTGTCAGTGCCGCAGTAGAGAACGCGAAGCGCCAGAATAAGCGCATAAATGATCGTTCTGATGATCATGACGTGATCACCCGCGCCCACCGGACCTTACGCGATCGCCTGGAACGCGACACCCTGGATGATGATGGTGAACGCTTTGAATTCGAAGCTGGCGATTACCTGATAGATAACGTTGAAGCGCGGAAGGCCGCGCGCGCTATGTTGCGTCGGTCCGGGGCTGATGTTCTGGAAACCACTCTTCTGGAAAAGTCTCTCTCTCATCTCCTTATGCTGGAGAACGCCAGGGATACGTGTATTCGCCTGGTGCAGGAAATGCGCGATCAGCAAAAAGACGATGATGAAGGGACTCCGCCGGAATACCGTATCGCGAGCATGCTAAACAGCTGTTCCGCGCAGATAAGCAGTCTGATCAACACCATTTACAGCATCCGGAATAACTATCGAAAAGAAAGCCGGGAGGCGGAAAAGCACGCTTTGTCTATGGGGCAAGCTGGCATTGTTAAGCTGGCATACGAACGAAAGCGTGAAAATAACTGGTCAGTTCTGGAAGCAGCTGAATTCATCGAGGCGCATGGCGGGAAAGTGCCGCCCCTGATGCTGGAGCAAATCAAAGCCGATCTGCGTGCTCCTAAGACCAATACCGATGATGAGGAAAGGCAAACAGCCGTCGGTGGCCCTTCTCTTGAAGATCTGGACAAAGTTGCGCGAGAACGGGCCGCCAACCGCCGCGCCGATGCCGCATTGTGGATTGAGCAGCGTAGGGAAGAAATCGCCGATATCGTTGATACAGGCGGTTATGGAGATGTTGATACTGAAGGTGTATCAAACGACCCATGGCTGGAACAAGACCTGGACGAAGACGAGGAGGAAGACGAAGAAGTTATCCGCAAGCTATACGGGGACGATGATTAATGGCCAGAAGTTGCGTAACGGACCCACGTTGGCGCGAGCTGGTGGCGCTATATCGTTATGACTGGATTGCGGCCGCTGATGTTTTGTTCGGCAAAACACCTACCTGGCAGCAGGATCTGATTATTGAGTCTGTGCAAGAACAGGGTAGCAAGACATCTGTTTCGTCTGGTCACGGTACCGGGAAATCAGACATGACTTCTATCATGATCATGTTGTTCATTATCATGTATCCCGGTGCCCGCGCCATTATCGTTGCGAACAAAATTCAGCAGGTAATGACCGGTATATTCAAGTACATCAAGATAAACTGGGCTACGGCCACCAGCCGTTTTCCATGGCTTGCTGATTATTTTGTGCTGACAGAAACCGCTTTCTATGAGGTTACTGGTAAAGGTGTATGGACTGTAGTACCGAAGGGCTTTCGTCTGGGAAGTGAAGAAGCTCTCGCCGGTGAACACGCAGATCATCTTCTGTATATTATCGATGAAGCCTCCGGTGTCAGTGATAGAGCTTTCGGTATCATCACCGGTGCTCTTACCGGGCAGGATAACCGCATCTTATTGCTGTCACAGCCTACACGCCCAAGCGGCTATTTCTACGATACTCACCATAAACTGGCCAAGCGTCCTGGTAACCCAGATGGCGTTTATACGGCGATCACGCTTAACAGTGAGGAATCACCGCTGGTAACGCCAGCATTTATCAAAATGAAGCTGGCGGAGTACGGCGGGCGTGATAACCCTATGTACATGATTAAGGTACGCGGCCTATTCCCTAAATCACAGGATGGCTTCCTTCTTGGACGTGATGAGGTTGAACGTGCGACGCGGCGGAAAGTCAAGATTGCCAAAGGATGGGGCTGGCTTGCATGTGTGGACGTTGCTGGTGGTACGGGACGGGATAAGTCCGTTATCAATATCATGATGGTGTCCGGCCAGCGAAATAAACGCCGTGTAATCAACTATCGAATGCTGGAATACACAGACGTTACAGAAACGCAGCTTGCCGCCAAAATTTTCGCAGAATGTAATCCTGAGCGATTCCCCAATATCACCATAGCGATAGACGGCGATGGCCTGGGTAAAGCAACGGCGGATCTGATGTACGAGTATTATGGTATTACCGTACAGCGCATACGCTGGGGTAAAAAGATGCATAGCCGTGAAGATAAGAGCCTGTACTTTGATAAGCGTGCTTATGCCAACGTTCAAGCCGCAGAGGCCGTAAAATCAGGTCGTATGAGACTGGATAAGGGTAATGCAACCATTGAGGAAGCGTCGAAAATACCTGTAGGTATTAACTCCGCAGGTCAATGGCGGGTGATGACTAAGGAAGACATGAAGAAAAAGCTCAACCTGCACTCACCAGACCATTGGGATACATATTGTTTCGCTATGCTGGCGGATTATGTTCCCCAGGATGAGGTGCTAAGCGTCGAAGACGAAGCGCAGGTTGATGAAGCTCTGGCATGGCTTAATGAATAACTCTTTAACCATGCCAGATGGAAACTATTGCGCGCTTTCGGGGTTGTCGTTAACTGACTGCCCCTTCTTTGTTTTACGGCTGCGCGTAACTGATGCGGCTGACTTAACCTTTTTCTCTTCGCGAGTGATGGCAATTTGTTTTTTTACATTTTCAATATCTGCCAGGCGATATATTTTTGCCTGCGGCCAGCGATCGCAGATGATTGGTTCTATGGAGTCATAAAGGCTAAATTTTGCTTTCTCGAATTCACCGTTGATGATAATTCCATCACGGAGAGTTTCATCGCAGATAAACACGCCACACAGCGGTACATGGTAACTAACTGATTTACCATCATTGTAGTTAGGGCTACTGGAAATGTAGTGGACGCGCAGCATTGTTTCGCTAAAGCCGTGTACGCGCATACGGAATTTTTCATCCTCCGGGTACTGCTTCATTAGCTCTTTTGTTGCTTCCAGGTTCTCTATGTATTTCGCACTGTGCTCATTGAACCCCGCGCTTTTTTGGATGCGAATGTCCTTATCAATCAGATGAATAATGCGGCCAGCGGTCATATTGACGCTGTTCACGGCTTCTGTCTGATAAGTCGTAACCTTGCGCACACCGCGAAGGATGTTAGGCACTGGATATAAAATGGTCTTTGGGATATTGAGGTCTGGGTACTGTTCCAGTTCCCGCGCCATTAAAGTCCATTTATCAATTTCAGCCTGAATGCTGTCCGTTTCTTTGAACGGCAGAACGACAACCGGGCGTACAGGACGACCGTCGCTGGCGGCATCAACGTGTTGGGCGCGTGCAACAGCTTTTTTTAGAAAGAGATCCCTGAAGCTGACGAACTCCTGGTACAGTTGTTCGCCGTAGACATAATTTATCATTGATCCTCCTCCAGAATTGACATGGTCAATAACGCCCGGCTGAGAAAACCGGTCATTACTGACCTATATTATAGAGGGAACAGACAAAAATAATAGATTTATTAGTGCATTTATTGTGAGTCTAACTGGTTAGTTGCCATGAGATATTCGATTGTGTCAGTGAGATCATCCAGGTCGTCTAGGGTGATGCGGTACTCCTGATTGGATATCTTTGAGTAGTGTTCAGCAATGGCGCGAGCAGCGTCGGTTTCGGCGGGGTCTACAGATAAAGCGTTAGAGCAATGTCTAACATCGTCGATGGTTGGTGGAATGAAAGCCATAATTATGCCTCACTGTATTGACAACACAGAGCCTGAAGCTCTGACCTACTGTTTCACCCATGTTCCATGCTGGGGTTATCTATCAACATTGCGCTGTGTGTAAGATGAGCAATGCATAGCGGTAATGCCGTTGTATAAGGTTTCCCTGTTTGCTCATTTCCTTCTGAGCCGCTCTACAACGCTGAAGACACATTAAGTCGTGAGTCCAAAGTCGTATTACGAAACGGCGGCAAAGCTATAATTTATTAGAGCAATTGTCAAACGACTATGAAAAACAATCCAGCTTTTGGCTGGTGGAGTGGGATTTTCATCTCAAAATTTATTGCTCTAATAATTCTTGATTTTTGTGCGCGGCTGGACGTAAACTCCTCATCGAACCTAATAACTTCGTATAGCATACATTATACGAAGTTATTATAAGGGTTATTGAACATGATCAATTTACCTGTAAATCCATACAGCTCAATACCTTATAAGGTTAAATAGTGATCACTTGATCATTTGATCAAGGTTGCGCTACGTAAAATCTGTGAAAAGTTGGCGGTGTTAGTCCTCCAGATTTCGCGTAGCGCACTTAGCACCACCAATCAATCAGAGGTGAAAAATGGGATATTCAGCTGCTAAAGTGTCCACTCATCTTGAACTTGAGAAAAACCGTGGTTACTGGCGGGCCAAAGGGTTTGAGCGTGATAGTTACCAATTGTCATTATCTCGCGGTGAAGAGAAAATAGAACGTACTCGCGGCCGCTGGCGTTTCTATGACGAGAACCATAAACAGGTAAAGGCAGAGCCGATCCTGTACACTTTACTTAAAACCATTATCTGAGTGTTAAATGTCCAATTTACTGACCGTACACCAAAATTTACCAGCATTACCGGTCGATGCAACGAGTGATGAGGTTCGCAAGAACCTGATGGACATGTTCAGGGATCGCCAGGCGTTTTCAGAGCATACCTGGAAAATGCTTCTGTCCGTTTGCCGGTCGTGGGCGGCATGGTGCAAGTTGAATAACCGGAAATGGTATCCCGCAGAACCTGAAGATGTTCGCGATTACCTTCTATATCTTCAGGCGCGTGGTCTGGCAGTGAAAACTATTCAGCAACATTTGGGCCAGCTAAACATGCTTCATCGTCGGTCCGGGCTGCCACGACCAAGTGACAGCAATGCTGTTTCACTGGTCATGCGGCGGATCCGAAAAGAAAACGTTGATGCCGGTGAACGTGCAAAACAGGCGCTGGCGTTCGAACGCACTGATTTCGACCAGGTTCGTTCACTCATGGAAAATAGCGATCGCTGCCAGGATATACGTAATCTGGCATTTCTGGGGATTGCTTATAACACCCTGTTACGTATAGCCGAAATTGCCAGGATCAGGGTTAAAGATATCTCGCGTACTGACGGTGGGAGAATGTTAATCCATATTGGCAGAACGAAAACGCTGGTTAGCACCGCAGGTGTAGAGAAGGCACTTAGCCTGGGGGTAACTAAACTGGTCGAGCGATGGATTTCTGTCTCTGGTGTCGCTGATGATCCGAATAACTACCTGTTTTGCCGGGTCAGAAAAAATGGTGTTGCCGCGCCATCATCCACCAGCCAGCTATCAACTCGCGCCCTGGAAGGGATTTTTGAAGCAACTCACCGATTGATTTACGGGGCAAAAGATGACTCTGGTCAGAGATACCTGGCCTGGTCTGGACACAGTGCCCGTGTTGGAGCCGCACGAGATATGGCCCGCGCCGGAGTTTCAATACCTGAGATCATGCAGGCTGGTGGCTGGACAAACGTAAATATTGTCATGAACTATATCCGTAACCTGGATAGTGAAACGGGGGCAATGGTGCGCCTGCTGGAAGATGGCGATTAGCCGTCAATTTTCTCTAGATTGCTCTAATCATTCGGTATTTATGGTGACACATACGGAAGGATTTCAAAATAGACGGGAAATATGTGGTGCTGTCTGTAAGCTCTCAAATTCAGTCACCCTCTGTCATTGTCACCGTAAAGTTGAGCGATAGGATGCCTGATATCGACTCGATATCTGTTGCGTTCCCGGTTAAAAGCATGCGGAGTGCTGAACATTTTGTGATGAATGCAACGGAGGAGGAAGCGCGGCGCGGGCTTACTAGAGTGATGGCGGAATTTGGCGAACTCCTGGGTAAGGTAAACAATGCCCTTTCAATAAGTTCAGCAAGATCCAAAGCGTTAACAGCTTCCATGATGAAATAAAAAAGCCTGGCAAGATGCCAGGCTGCACAAAAGAGCGGGATTGTATTCCGCATCCAATCAATCAAAAAGGAGTATAGCACATAGGTATTGAAGTAAAAACGTTACAAGCATGAAGGAAAATATCTTTTATTGCTCTAATTTGTTGATATAATTTAGCCGCAGTTTTGGTCAACTACTAATAAATTGCCATTACTTCACTCCTTGACATCATTGGCGGCCATTAGGCCGCCTTTTTTTTGCCATATGAAAACAATCGAACAAAAACTTGAACAGCGCCGCGAGTGGCAGAAGGCAGCCAGAGAACGAGCGATCGCTCGGCAACGGGAAAAGTTGGCTGACCCCGCCTGGCGCGAATCGCAATATCAGAAAATGCGGGATGCCATCGACCGCCGTATCGCTAAACAGAAAGAACGCCCACCAGCCAGCAAAACGCGGAAAATCGCGGTAAAAATAAAATCTCGTGGCTTGAAGGGACGAACACCGACGGCGGAGGAACGGCGCATAGCCAATGCTCTTGGCGCTCTCCCCTGCATTGCCTGCTATATGCATGGAGTAATATCTGAAGAGGTGTCTCTGCACCACATCTCCGGTCGTACCGCGCCGGGTTGTCACAAAAAGCAATTGCCACTTTGTAGATGGCACCACCAGCATGCAGCACCGGCTGAAGTAAGAGAAAAATACCCCTGGCTGGTCCCTGTTCATGCCGATGGCGTGATTGGCGGCAAGAAAGAATTCACCTTGCAGAACAAGTCAGAGATGGAGTTGCTGGCTGACGCCTATGAGATGGCAAATTTATTATTCTAATATATTTATTATTTCTGTTTTTATTAAAACTGAGTTTCTCTGTTATTATCGAGAGTAGTTCTTCGTATATGGAGCATAAGCCAAATATGACAACGCACAAAATCCCAAAAAAATTTTGGGACAAAAAGATGGTTGAATGGCCATGTCCTAATTGCGGGCAAAAAACCCTGAGAATATTAGACGAATCTTTCATCTGTAAGGACACTGCTGAAACTATCAAAATGCAGGCTGAGGAATGGTTTGACTTAGAGTATACAAGCTCGGTATTCAGTTGCATGTCACAGTGCGTAAGACCTCAATGTAAGGAGGTAGTGGCATGCACAGGCAGAAGTGGTCTAGAAGAAGATTGGGCCGAGCATACAGGACTTTATTACCATCGCTGGTATGAACCATTAAGTTTTACTCCTGGGTTAAAGCTCTTTCTTATCCCGAACATGTGCCCTGAAGACATAGCCTTGCCTATAAACACCTCGTTTGCACTAAGCACAATCCATCCAGGTGCCGCTGCAAATCTAATAAGAACATCTGTAGAACGATTACTTACAGCTATCGGGGTAACGGTGTAGTGGTCAACAAAAACT